TCATTTCGATGCTCCTCCGAATAAATATTTCAGTAATATATTCGCCGTGACAAGAACCCCGGTCCATCGTCCGCCATCTCGCCAGCCCGCCACCTTGAGGATTATCATAATCGCCGAGCCGACGAGTGTTCCCGCGATTAATAAATCCTTGAGCGCATCGAATATTCCGAATAGGATTTCCGTCGTCACGTCCGCCACATGGTCGCGCATCGTCTCTGTGCTGCCGTAAAATAGCCGCGTTAGTGGACCTTGCGTGTCGTGATTATTGAATAGCGAAGTCAGTACGCCAGGCGAAACATGGTCACCACTAATGCTTGCGAGTTTCTCAGCGTGTGGTGTCGGATCGATGACGTGACCACTGGCGTCCTTCATTCCGAAATGTAAATGGGGACCCGTTGAGTTGCCGGTATTACCGCTCAGACCGATGACTTCACCCGCGTTAATTTTATCGCCGATATGCGCCTTAATTTCGTTCATATGACCGTAAATAGTTCGAGTGCCGTCTGGCATTTGAACGCTCAGACCCTTGCCTATTGCGCCCGATCCGTCAAATACTCGGTCAACTACTCCGCCGGCTATCGAGCGCAGCGTCGTTCCTTCCGGCATAGCGAGGTCGATGCCCGAGTGCGCTTGGAAATCGCGTACTGGCGAGAGCTCTCCGAATTTACCTGTTAGTCGGAATTTCATTACTCCCACCCGCCTGGTGCAACGGTCGTCTTTGCCGAAACGCTGTTAAAAATATCGTCAACCTTATCTAAGCCATACGGCAACCCCAACAATAACAGATACGTTAATAAGTAGCCGAAAAAAGACTTTTTTGCGGAATCTAAATCGCCAGTTCCGATCATCTTCAGAATGTCAAAGCCGCCTTTAAATACGATGACCCACTTGCCGAGTCCGATTAGCTCTCGATAAAGCTTGCGTGCTTCGATATCAATTCCGCTGCTGGCAAAAGCTGTGACCGAACCTCCTCCGAGTGGTATAGCGCTAATTAAGATAAGTACCGTAACGCCCGCCACCTTGTAAATCGTTCCGTACTTATTAAAATGTCGCTCAACCTTTGCGCTAAATGGCTCCGTTTCCTTGCCGTGTAAAAATTCGCTTATGGACATGGACTGCGTTTTCATCATTAGTCAGCCTCCGTCAAACTTTATTTCGGTTAGTAACCGATTGTACATGCAATATTACGCTAGACAGTTCATATGCTGACGTTAAAGAACGTCGGCTTCTTAGCCGCCTTCTGTGCCTACAATTTAATCCCGTTTAATTGCGTCATGCTCAGGTTAGTAACCGCCGGAGCTGGCGCTTTTTTTATTGTTCTGACGGCGTTTCCGCCTTCCATGTCGCGTTGGATGAGCCGTTTGATGTACGCCGAGAAGTTCGGATATTGGTCGACATGCTCCTTCATCTGCTGCTGAAACGGGTCCACCACGTTAAAACTTACGGACTTGTTAACGATTTTCTTCGCCATTCCTAACTACCTCCTAACTGGATGTTAACCGTTAACTACGTAATGACTAGTAACTAACTGGTTAATATACTGTATGGGCGTCTGATTGTCCGTGATACCACAAATTTTGCCTCCGTATAAAAAAAGTTATTTTCGTACATACTGTAGGTAAAAACGTATGAGGTGACGTAGCTTGTTCGGACTAGGAAAACCGCGAAGTAAATTCGGTAAGTGGATGGATAACAAAGGCATTGCGCAGAAGGATGTCGCCGAGAAGGCGCAAGTAAGTGAGATGACGTTGACGAGGATGTGTAACGATAAGGATCATGTGCCGATGATTTCGACGTGGGTGAAGGTGCAGCGCGCGTTGAAGTCGATGGGATACGATGTTGATAGCGATAAGTTTTTCGATGTATAGCGTAAAACGAAGAAAAAGCCCCGGCACAATTTCGCCAGGGCTTAGTTTATTAGATGAGCGTCTTTTCCGTAAATATAAACGTAGTAATCGCCAGGCTCCTTTTCGAGCGTCAAGTCGGCGCGATTATTTTCAAGGATATCGCGAATGGCGTCCTTAATATCCGATGCTTTGTCGGAAACATACTGGTCGCTACTTTTCGCCTTCAGGTGTACTTTAATGGAATCGTAGCCATATCCGATTTCCACGCGCTCCACTCCGTATGCTCCTAAGTGCTTGAGTATGATTGCGGAATCGTGGGCGTCGCGTTGTTGCTCCGTCATTGAGGACGCGGACATCGGGCGTGCTTCCGGCTCTTTCGTTAGCCCGCTATAGGCGCCCCAAGCGAACAAGATTGCGATAAATATATAAGCAGCGATTTTCATCGTAATCACTCCGTTTCAATTTACCTTATTTTACCGTATGGTACGTTATATGTAAAGACGGGCGTAAATATGCGTTGCCCGTCGTTATTTATTTCGTTTAAAAATCCGTTAATATAAGTTGTTTATACTTAGCCTATATCCATCATAAGCGTTAAAAATATACAAATATTCGTTATCGTAGTCTAACCCCTCAACATCTGCAAGAGTACCATTCGTGTTAGTAATCAGTGGCAAATATTCGCTTTCAAATGTTCCGTCACTCATTGGGATGGCTTTTCTTATTTGGTTAGCTCCTTTGATACCCATATAAACATTACCTTTATAAAAAAACATGTCGCTATGAACATCTACCACATTGGATTGCCATGTGTTCAGTATTTGATAACTTCCGTTATATCGATTAGGGTCGGTTGTATTCACATAAACACCGCTACCCAAGTTGTTTGTTCCTTTTCCGAGCAATATTTTTCTCAATGTTCTACATTCATTGCTAATCATGTAGATTATATCGGTGTTGTCATATCCCCAAACAAACTGGCCTTTAAACTCAGATGAAAGTTGGCTGAAATCCAAAGTTATTTTATCGACTGTGTTGTATTCTAGCACTGTATTATTTGAGTTAGTTGCCCATTCTTTAAAATTAGGCAATATCCAAGCGATAGGCGGCATTGTATATGACTTTGAGCCGTTGGATATTAATAACGAATTTTTTGAGGTTGAATAGTCCACTGTGTTCATATGCCCAAAATTTTGAGATATACTTTTCACTAAAGCGTTTGTGCTTTTATTGTACATTACCATATTCGCGTAAGTCGTATAATCATCTGTTACCGGTCCGGCACATGCGAAATAGTATTCGTCCATTAAAAACAGGCCTTGTGGCGAACCGTTACTTGTGTAATAGTCTGCAACCCCCAGTTCTCGAATCGGAACCCTTGTGCTTGAACCAAAATTAACGTATTTGCTCAAAAGACCACCGATATTACCAAGATTGTTGTACAAAAGTAAATATTCATTTTGAGAAACTGAGACATTGCCCCAAGTACCATTCTTCGTTGTTAGTGTATTCGTTGAAATATTATATACTAAGGCATCATTATCATTTAGAGTGCCATCTGGAATATCAATACTTGCATATCCACCAGAAGCAGTCCACCAAAAAAGTCTTCTGTAACGATCTGTGTCTAATTTCGGAATAGAGTAATATAAAATTTTATTATTAAAGGTATCGCTTTGAATGTTTATTACTCCACCCCTCAAAGAGAATAAAGCGTATGGTCTACCTGTCACAGATACTTGTGTAGAACCTCCTACACTCGCACCGTTAAAAAACAATGATGTTCCGTTGTCTGAAAGCTTATCTAAAGTTTGTTTATTAACAGGATTATATTGACTTGTTTCCATCTTACTCCAAGACATAAAAACACCTCCATATTAAGCATAATAAATTTTAAGATTAGCAGCCGCCAAATACGAGCTAACTCCCGCTACATCTATACTAGCTAGTGTTCCTTTTGGCACTAACATTTCTAATGAGTTATCAGCAGAATTTATTTTCACACTAGGTTTGCTTGAAGAATAAACAGTGGCATTTGATTGTAGAACGTTAGCTCCACTTGAACAAAATTGTTTATTTGTTGTATCTGCCGTCGTTGGTACGTATGTGCCAATCCCGTCATTTAATACGCATTTAAAATACTCAAAATTCGCATTGACACCTGAAGTTCTAGTTGTGACTGTTGATATATTTGATGGAATATTAAACGTTTTATAAGTCGCACTTAACTTTATTCTGATAAGTGCATTGGATGACGCCAAATAGCTGTCTAACTCCGCCGCAGTTGCCCCTTTCGTTTTTGCTAACCTTATAATTACCTTGTTTGCTGTCGAACCTGACCCAATAGTCATACATTCGTATGGATAAGCTGCCATTCCTGAAGCAAAGGTGACATAAGGCAGCCCATCACCATAAATAGGATTCGCTCCTGTTTGGTCAAACATCGTGGTTAAAGCTTGGACAGAAGGAACGCTATTATATGTTCCATCGTCATAACCACTTAAAGACCCGTAAGTAAATTGATTTACCGGCATTACCAAATAATTATTTTCAGGATAAATTACTGCGGCGCTTAAATTTTGTTTTGTATACGTAACCGTCTGAACCGCACTTGCATTATTGGCGCTATCCACTGCGTATGCCTTGATGGTATCGGTCGCCGTTAATGTTAATGACGCTGTATATTGTACTTTTGTTCCGCTTGATGTTGGGTCGGTATCATCCAACGTATACCAAATTGTAGCCGTTTCATTTGTACTCATTACCACCGTTTGAGTGTCCGTAAATGTTGCCGCAGGTGTTATCGTTAACACTGGCGCAGTGGTATCCGCTGGAGCCGAAGTAGTCACCGTTACAGAAGTACCACTCGCAACGTTATTCGCCGCATCCTTCGCCTTAACCGCGAAAGTGTACTGTGTTGAAGCCGTCAATCCACTCACGTTATAAGTCGTTCCGGTGACATTCGCTAATAACGTCGAGCCGTTATATACATCATAAGATGCCACGTCAGAGCTCGCTGAAGCCGTCCATGTTAAAGTTAATCCGGTCTGTGTCACGTTGCTATACGCAAGGTTTGTGACGTTACTAGGCGCCGTTGTGTCCGCTGGTGGCGTTGCATCAAGCGTGTAAGTAACAGACTGAACGGCGCTTGAATTTCCGGCAGTATCTTTCGCGAATGCCTTGAGCGTAGTCGTTGCGCTAATAGATAGCGGCGTTGTATATACCGCACTGCTTGTTGTAGGAGTTGAGCCGTCAAGAGTGTAATAAATGGTCGCCGTCTCGTTAGCGCTCATCGTAACGGACTTAGTGCCGGTAAATGTTCCGCCAGCCGTGATCGTTAATTCTGGCGCTGTCGTATCTGCTGGAGGTGTTACGGTGCCACTCCAATAATACCAACTATTATCCGCTACGATCCAAGCGGGTTGAGTTGTTCCGTTAGGATATGCCGTTTGTAAATCAGCCAATGTATTATAAACTAAGGAACCAGCGCCACCACCCGCAAACTCCACGCTATCAATCGTTAACTTACCGTTCGAATTAATGCCGAACCTCGATAAAACGCCCTCGTAATGCTGATTAAGAGAGGCAAAATCCTTGCTGATTAGTTGATTTACTCCGCCCATTCCGAGATAATGCTCTTTCGTATCGTAGGCGTAGAATAACTCGCCGTCATCTAAAGTCGGCAAGTTTGCGACCTTCCCTCGCTTTATCTGAATCTTATCTATTCGTATATTCGTCAACCAAGATCGCCTCCGTCTATAGAAACCGTTATATCGCCGGTGCCTCCGCCGTCAACCGGAGGAACTCCCGTCAATTTACCCGTAACTTTAAAGCGCTGAACATCACCGGAAAACTCATCACCATCCGCATACGTAACTGTCGGCTGGAAAAAGTAAAGGCCCGGCGTGGTTAAGTCCGCTTTATTTAATGTAACTTCGCATTTACCGCTCACCGCGTCAGTAATAGACGCTTGTTTTACTGCTAAAGTTGCGCCTTGCTTAATCGCAACACTGACGGTAGCGTCCTGGATTGAAACTGTCGCCTTATTACGAAGTACGGTAAAGCGCAAAATACTTCCGTTATTTCCTTGCACGATGCTGTCTAATGAAACGCTGAAATCGATGTATTGTTGGAACGCCAATTATTTCACCTCCGCAAAATAAAAAGGCAGCCCGTCAGGACCGCCGGTATTATTTATCCTTAAATCCGGTACCGCTCGTCGGATTATTCACGACCCCCGCTAACACGAGCACCGTCAGCACAGCGTTAACCACTTCGTTATATTTATCTTCTGCGAAATTTAGCCCGAATGCCTGCGCTACGATTAAGCCGAGCGATGCCACCGCAAGCCATAAGCCGTAGTTCTTAAACCGTTTCATGTTACTTCGCCTCCTCTTTACGATAATGCCAGCCCTTCGATTTCAAAAACGCTTCTAGTTCCGCTAGCCCCTTGGACCCTTCGTTATACCATCCGGTAATCACGTTGACTCGGACGGTCGGTTTCGGCGCTGGCTTTACCGCTTCGTCTAACTTCGCTTTTGTCTTCGCGCCTACTACGCCATCAACCGTTAACTTGTTTCGGGATTGGAATGATTTGACCGCGTCGACCGTTTCCTGCCCGAAGTCTCCGTCCGCACCAAACTTCGGAAGTTTCTCGCCGACCTTCAGCAGATTTTCCTGCAACTTCTTCACGTCCGCCCCCTTGTCGCCAAGCTTCAACACGGACTGAGTTGACGCCTTTCCAGGTTTATCGCCATAGTTAGCGACTTGCTTCAGAAACGCATCTTTGTCAAGTCCGGTCCCTGGGCACGTTTTCGGCGCATGCTCACGGTGAAACATAATCTTTGCTCCGCATTCTGTCGTTAGGAAATGCTGTAGCGCTAACATAGCGTCAAGTTGAGCGCCTTCTAATTTATCCTTTCCTTTGTCAAAATCGCCCAGCATCTCGACCATGAATGCGCCAGTATTATATCCGCTAATTCCGGCAGGAGTCTGGTTGAACGGACGCCCTGTCACGAAGGTTCCGTCCGGCATAAGCGTAACGTGCTGACCGATGTTATCCCAGCCGCGAGTCTTTACGTGATAGTCGTACATCCCTTGTTGTAACGCTAGATGATTCTTTCCGTTGAAATTACTATGATTAGGACGCCAAGTGTGATGGATTTGCGAATATTTGTATTTCCGCCCCTTTAACCGTGCGATTAATTGATCGGCTGTCAATATTTCAAACGCCATATTATTTCGCTTCCTTCCGTTAATTTTTTGTGGTACAATCTATCTAAGGTCGGCGCCGCAACTTTAACGTAGCCAACGAAGGGCTGCGGTTGCCGACTGTCTTATCCGAAAACCGCTACGCCCACCGTTGCTAATAAGCCAAGCACGGCTATCATCGTTCCCCAAACCCACTTCGTATTCGCCTTCATGTCGCGAATATCCTCGCGATTGTCTTCCGACATTGCCAGCGCTTTGTCCGCTTTTGCGTCTGCTTCGTCTGCCACTCGCTTAACTTCGCTCATATAGTCCATTTTCGTATCAATTCGCACAAGCCATTCGCGCAGTTCCGCAATGTCCCGGCTTATTGGTTCGCCCATCGTTGCGCCTCCCATCTAAGAGAACCTACGAAGCTACGTAAGGCTCTCCGGTAATTTGTTCGTATTGTGCCGGCGTAATAACTCCTTTAACCACCGCGTCGCCCACCATTGACTTCGTCCAGTAACCTCCGTCATAAAACCGTTTGATTCGTTCATACGTTAGCATTTACGCAACCCCTCCCATCATGACCGCATACCATAAATCCGCAATCTCTTGCTCGACGGTCGGCTTCGGTGTTGGTGCGGATGGAGGCGTGCCTGTTTCGACCCATGCGCCGTTCTTGAGTACCGGCTTCCAGTTCGGTTGTGGGAGCGGTTTGTCCGTGCAGTTTGCCGGGATTGGCGCCCCGTCTGCGATTAGTACGGGCTCGACGTATTTGCCTGCGCTATCATACTTGTAAACTTGTTTCACTGATAACACCCTTTCGTACTAGATTGTGTAGAATCGGATACCGCATAAAGAAATGGCTTGCGCATAACTAGCCGCTACTAGGAGAATCACGGTTCCGTCTGGATTAACGTAGATGGTTGCGCCATCGTTTGTGGCGGACCAGTTTTGCGCCACCTTGAAAATCTGAGTTTTCGGAGGCCTATAACCGGCGGGCAATGTCGCGAGGGTAACGCCTCCGCCCGTTGCAATAACAGCCCCGTCAAGCTCAACTGCGTAGCCGTCCTTTATATACCTCGGCGTTCTGTCTGAATAAACCGTTGTGCCATTCTGTAACGTTAAATTTACCGGCGTTGGCGTTTCTAAACTTACGGTGATAGTATCCGTGTTTACATCCGCCGAAACTTGGATAGGCGCGAGCCCTTCAATCGTCAATGTGTCCGATGGGCTATCCGCAACAACTGTCGATAAGCTTCCGCCTGTTTTTCCGGCTACACTCGAGAAAGCATTCGTAGCTACTTTCGCGTCAAGAATGTCCCAGTTTTCGTTAAATGATGCGCGTGATACGTTTTCATTGCCGAGAGGTTTCTTAATTCCTATTCGCGGAGTTAAATCCGGCATGTGATCCGCTCCTTTCTAAAGTGAAAAAGAGCCGCGATGGGCTCTTAATCTAATATTACTTACGACGCTTTTTCATCCAAGTCCGAATTAGTTGGTGATTTGTTTCCAATCGGTTGCACCTGTTCCTGTTGCTACAGCCATGTAACTGATTTTATTCGTAGTATCAACGTATACTTGACCAACATAATCAGCGTTTACAGTTGGTGCTGCTGTACCAGTACGAGCGTTTACAGGTCGTCTGTCCATTAAACCAGAAACAACAATCCAACTATTACCATCACTAACTAAAATAGCGTTGTTCTTAGAAACAATCGTAACAGCCGTTAAAACCCTAGAGTCATAAACAATGTTTTTCCCATCCGTCACGTTTAAATCAGCATTCACCGTACCTTGATTCAAGACAAACAAAATTTCACCTGACCGCCCAACGGGTGTAGGGATCGTAAATGTTTCCACAACTGTCTTGTTAAGAATAATCATTTTATTTGTAGTCGAGCTTATTACGTTTTGTCCGTTCGTATAAACCGTCGCAAACAATCTCACTTTGTTTTGTTTGCCTTCTGCTGTTAATTGAAAACCATCTGTACTTGAATTACCGTTATAGACAGATTTCGTTAAAAACTGTGTCGAGTAATCAGCAATAAAGGTAAAGGCACTATCCGTATCTTGGGCAACAAATCCATCAGAAAAACCAATTACCCCCGGTTCGCTATCCTTATGACGAACACGAACACCGTAATTTGATTTATTCTCAAAGTTTACTACATCAATTCCTTCGGTTGCACCATCCGTAACATTGTTGAACAACCCTATTTCTTCTGCAACGGCTGAGTTTGTTTTATCCTCCGCAAACAAAAACACATTATTGTTAATACCCCACACCCTAGTTAGTAAATCAACATCAAACCCTATATTATTCGGTGGTAATGACGGTGTAGCACTTCCTCCATCTTGAACTAAGTACCAACCATCTTTTATATAAATGGTTTTATTTGCAACGTCTACATAATCAACAATAGATGCCCAATGGTTAGGAGTGTGAAGGGTATCAATTAACATTCCTGATACTACTTTAGATAAATTCGTAGCATCTCCTGTAAATTGAACACTCAAACTAGCATAGGTAATTGTTCCGGTGTTAGTCGTAAATGTTGGGTTTTTACTCCTATTTGAATTGTAAAAAGCAACACTATCCCTATTTGAATATGTCGATGCCTGTTGGGTAGTTGTAAGGCCTAGCACCTGTGGTTTTGGGTTATCGCTTGGTTCATTTCCCATTGAGGATAGTACAGCAGCATTTCCAAAAGTACCAAATGTTTTCTTATTAAATACGTTTGTCTTTTGATTCGCCTTTTCCGCCAAAGACGACGTATTCTCGTTGACAGCTTTAACTAAACTACTCTTATCGGTAGTCTGCAACGTAGTTAAATCGCCAATACTATCCTCATGTTCTTTCGCCTTTGCGTCCAATGTGCGAAAATTCGCGTTAATTTCTTCACGTCTGAACGGGTCAGAACCAACCCAATCGTTCAATTTTAAATAATCCGTTTTATTTGTCGCCAATCAAAGCACACCTCCTATTGAATCGCTTCACTAAATTCGTCCCATGTATACGATTTACCGTCTAGCGTATCCCATGACCACGCATAACCGTCTAATTCGGTCCAGCGTAAGTAGCGATACACGTACTCGATTTCTAAATGGGCCGGCATAATGTCGCGCACTACCGCCTGAAGCGCATCCATGTTAATCGGCACGCCCGCAATATCGGTAAATACGATTTGAACACGGTACTCACTGGCAAACTCGTTAATATCCACTGTTCCGCCCGTGTAGGATGCGCACACGCTCTTAAGCATATCTTTCGTAACGGTTCCGGTTCCGCGCAGTCTCGACTTGACAGCCGCCCGCCTTTCGTCCAAACTCGACGTATAAGAGCGCTCTATCAAGTCCCACGTTTTAAACTCGAGCGTATCGAATAGGACGCTCTGATTCTTCATCGAATCCCAAATCGTGTATTTTGCCGCGCTAGGCAGTCCGACGAGGCGCTCCCATATTTCGAGTCCCCATGTCGCTCTATCTACGTGAAACTGGTCGAGTACATCGCCAATAGCGACATTCAGCTCGGATACTGCATCGGAGTCTGAGTCGATGATGGCGCGAGCCTCTCGTATATCTTCGTAAAATCTCGGTAAATATTCGATCATGTCAGCGTCACACTCCCGACCACACCGACTTGCTCATCGGTAGGCAGGATGTTCGCCGTCCCTCCGTTAACGGTCAGGCTTGCGTAGTCAATTACGCCAGGCACGTCGATTAGCAAGTTTGCGATTCGCGTATAACGGATTTGCTCGCCAGTGAAAGCGACCGACTTTAAGTAGTCCGCAAGTGACTCGGTAAACTGCGCTTGCACATCCGCAATGTCTGCGCCCGAAGCAAGCGTCATTGTAGCCGCCACATTAATCGCCAACTCAGTCGCGCCGACCACGGTAAGTGTTACGCCAATTGGACGCTGAGATTCGATATAATCCGTTGCCGCCGTTACGACCGACGGTGCCGGCGCTGTCTTTTCCGTATCAAGTAGGACGACTTTGACGGTGCCTCCGCCATTCCAAACCGGATAGACTTTCGCATCCCCAACACCCGCCACTTCTAGCGCCCATTGCTTATAGTGTGCCGCGTTGCCTGACGTTGCCGGCTTTCGTACACGGTCTAGCAAGCGCGCTAATAGCGCCTCGTCGTCTTCAGCATCGGCGCCCCCATCGAATACGAGAGCGTTTGTTACCGATACAATTCCGTATAAATCACCAGGTGCTAGCGCTGTGATGGTTCCAGCCGCCACGTTGCCCGCAAGTCCGGCTTCTTCCGCTTCTGCGTTGACTGTTGCCGTACCTCCCGTTAGTGTTACGTCTGCAAGCGTTACAAAGAACACCTCCGACTCAGTCTGCAACCGCGTTCCGGAAGGAACAACTTCGCCGTCAGGACCGGTCAATGTAACGGAGCCTTGCGCCTTTACCGCCGCTTTACGTGTGACTCCGTGCTCGCTCGCCCTCATATCGAGGTATTCGCCTTCGGATGTCTCCGCAAATCCTAGCGCCAGCACCGCATCCAATTCGATATAAGCGTTCGCAATCTCGATGGCTGCCGGCTTCGTTAAATCGTGTACGACCGAGCCTTCCCGCATGTCAATCGCGGGGTCCACGTTCTCAAGCATTGATCCGTGAATTAAGTCGGGCGTTTTATCCTCATACGCCATTTATCGCCACCTCCTCCGTTGTTATCTCTTCGCCCGTAGTCGTTACGACGCGAAATGAAATGTATAATTTATCGCCTTCTCGCGTTAAAAGTATGTCCGTTACTTCGTCGATTCGGTCGTCATAAATAAGCGTCTCTTCGACCATTCTCGGAATCTCCGAATCTAGGAGCGCCGCTGTGACATCCGCTCCGACTAAGTCCATTAACTCGGTGCCGTAATCATCCGTATAAATGGAGTGCTTGCTACGCTCCGTCATAAGCGCCTTTAACGCAAACTGTTTTAGGGCAGCGTCGCCGTCAATAAATCCGCCTATGGTGCCATTCTCGAAATCAATCGCCCATGTTTTCGAAGGTATCTCGCCTTCATCGGAAATCTCTGGTTCGTTAACTTCGTCAATTTCTTCCGGTGTGAGTGCCATTATTCCACCGCCTTATCTATTACGTAATAAAACTGCGAATCATCATCGCCGATTACAATAACTTGGTCGCCCGGTGCTAACGAATAGGTGGCGACGATTCCCGCAATTACTAAGTCCTCACGTTCGAGCAATAATCCGTCTGAGCCGAGCTGCACAGATAATTCGGGCAATGGCGTGACAACTGTCGCTAGTTCGATCGACACGTCGCGATTATGTCCATGCTTCCGCATGAGTTGAATCATTTTGGACGCCGCCGAACCTTCGATTTTCATTCGTTTATCCATCGCTACTACACCCGCCTTATCTGCATAAAATGACGGTCCCAATAACCGCTTGTATAACTTGCTTCCTTAACTCCGCTATTTCCAAGCCCGATGAAATATCCTTTTCTCGTTACGATGCCAACGTGAGAAACTCCGGCTCGATACGTGCCTTGGAAGAAGATTAAATCACCAGCCTGAGCGTCGTCTTTCGAAACTTTCGAACCCTTCGTAATTTGCGTGGAGGTGCCGTGGCCGATATTGATGCCCGCAGCTTTTTGGAATATAAACTGAGTAAAGCCGGAGCAGTCGCCGGTTCCGCCTGCGATGTTCTTGTTGCCGAATACATAACGAACTTTTCCTTTATAGCTCCGCGCGAGCTCAACAACATCATTCGCTTTTTCGCTTACTTTTGAGGATGGGGATGACTTGCCGTCAGTTGATTCGTCAGGCGCCTCGTAATTAATTTCGTTAAGCTCAAGCGTCTTAGAAACCTTCAACGACATCGTGTGCATTCCGTTAGGGTCAAATTGGTGCGAATCGGTAATCACGTAAAACCCTCCGCTAAGCCCCGTCATTTTCTCGGATACTTGAACCATCGTTCCGGCATAAACGGACGGATCGCCGAATGAATCTACGGTTGATTCGGTCGCCACTTTGTTGAGTTCTTTTAAAAGCGAGGCAGCGATTGGCTTTAACTTAGCGTCAGACTTATCGCCATCGTGCTCCTTTTGCCGCATAAGACCGTATTTTTTAATCGATGCCGAATCACTCACGGTTACGCCCTTAGCATCCTCTCCGCTCTTACCTGTATAACGAACAGAGTTACGCATGTCATCGATGGACGTCGTCATGTTTGCGCTTAATATGTTCGAGCCGTCCGAAATAATCAGGCGCTTCACTTGCTTCTTACGCTCACGCAAAACGAGTTTCCCTTTTTCGTTGGACAATAAATAAACCTTGCCGGTCTTCTGTCGAGTCTCCGTCAAGGCTATAACGATCATGTCGTACAAAGTTTTATCGCGTAGTATTAACTTAGGTATAACGTAGCCCGTGTCGTCGATGTGTCCGTAATCAATGTCGTACTTTTTACAGATAGACTTAACGATGGAGCTCGCCTTCATCTTAACGAATTTCTGTGAATCCGTATTTTTCGTAAGGTAGTGGTTGTAGTCGCGCACGGATATCTGCATAGTTCCGTCGCTTGTCATATCGGTAGAAAAAATGATGCCGCGAAAGATTTCCTCGCCATCTACTTTCACACGTACTTTATGGCCCACTTCTACAATTACGGCTTTAATCGTGCCATTCAGCGTATTGTTTAGCGATATCTCGCACGACCGACTTGCTTCTGTCACATCGCCGGACCAAGTGATGCCCGTAACCAATGGCGTCAAATAAATGACCTTCTTACCGATGTAATAAAATACCGAAACGCTCACTTCGGAATCACCAACTTCTGACCCGGATAAATTCTATTCGGATTCTTGCCGATGGTCTTTTTATTGGCATCGTAAATCTTGCGCCACTTACTGCCCGCGCCATACACGTCCTTTCGGGCCGCAATCTTCCACAGACTATCGCCCGACTTAACGGTGTATGACTTAAGTTGCTTAGACTTGGACGCTGGTGGGCGCGATTTAGACGAGCTCGAGCCCTTCTTAGGCTTCGATGTATCAACGACTTTGATAGAAGGCTGGCGATACTCTTTTAGTGATAGCGTAAAATAAACGTCTCCTGGCGCGCCTGCCTTTTCTGCTTCGACATCAAAGTCGCGAATCGTTACGAGGTGGTTGGCGCCGCTGATTCCTGTCACGACATATCGTATTGGTGCACGAGCACTCCGCCAACTTTCAATTTGAGCGACGAAACTAGCAGGCGAACGAAATCCGGAATAATTGCAGTATGCCGGGTTATAATCGCGAGGCCAGAACGTTGTTAGCGTAAAGTCCTTCAGACCACGGCGTCCGATATTCGTGACTTCGCCGAGACTTTCCACTTCGGTTTCCGTGTAGGCGAACGGGGAACTGTACGCATAGGATTCGGGATTGACGGGAAGCCTTAGTTTCGTTTTTCCGGATATTAGCCAATATTCGATAGCCATTATGCGCCAGCACCTCCTGCTGCTTCGACTTTCTTAACGAAGATTTCGAATAGTTTTTCCGCGTCCTTTTCAGTCGAGCCAGAGCCGTTTAGAGTGACGTTGAATGCGTAAGAGTTTCCGCCCTTTCCACGCCTGTAAGCGTCGGCTTCGGCCTTTGTTAACAGTTTTTCTCCTTTATGTGCAGAAATTGGATATTGATCCCGAGGGACTCTATCGATTCCTGCGTGATGACTAAAACCGCTCATAATACTCTTTGTTCTCGCATCGTTAAAGGTTTGCTTCGGCTTTTTGGCGGGACCGAGTATATTCTTCGTGCCTGTTAACGGCTTTGTTCCGCCTCCAGGATTTTTCGCTTTATCCCAATCAATTTTCGGTATGATAGGAATATTGACTCCTGGAATTTTGTTTATCAGTCCGATTAGTTTGTTGATTTCACCAATCATAAAGTTAACGGCGTCTGCTGCCGCTTGTTTTATTCCATCCCAGATTGCGGACATTTTAGCTTTAACGGCATCCCAATTTCGATAAAGCACAACGCCTGCCGCCACTAGTGCAGCGATAGCAACGATTACAAGTCCGATTGGATTTGCGAGCATTGCCGCATTAAGACCCCATTGTGCGAGTGTCGCTGCGATTGTTCCCGCTCTGTATGCAACCATTAGCGCGTTGATTGTTGAAATAATAGTCAAGGCCAGCATTCCGGCTCTTAACGTTACAAGCCCGGCCGCTAAAGCAATTACAGTCTCACGGATTGGCACCCAGTTGTCTCGGATAAAATTGGCGAAATCAAGTACCGCCTGCCCTGCATCGCGAATTTTATCGCCCATCGCCTGGATTTGTTCCGGTTTAATACTAGACATCCAGTTAGCGAACTGAAGTCCTGCGTCTTTTATTACCGGCAACAACGGTGTCATTACTTGAATCTGAAACGTTTCTAGTGCGCCTTTTAATATTTCGAGCGCGCCCGCTGCGTTATTCATTTTCTCTTTTGCGACGTCTAGCGCTGTTACTTTCGACATAGCCTTGTTAAATTCGTCTATCCCTTTTGCGCCTTCTTTATATAAAATAGTTCCAGCACGTATGGCGTCTGATCCGAACATGGCGTATAAAGCTGTTTGTCGTTGTTGCGGATTTAGTTTTTTCAGCTTATCGTGTAACACGCCTGCTATTTCGGCCATAGACTTAACTTTACCGTGAGCGTCAAAGAAGAGGTTGGCGCCTTGCTTAGTAGTGATACCCATCTCGTACATAGCTTCGCGCGCTCTTTTTGTTTTAGGCTCTAAGTTTGATAACATCGTCTTTAATGATGTACCTGCGTCCGAACCTTTGAGTCCGTTATTTGCTAACACACCGAGCGCTGAGTTTGTATCTCTAAAAGACATACCTAAGCCGGCCGCTACCGCAGAAACCATCGATAAGGAATATCGTAGTTCATGCACGCCAGTTGCCGAAGCGTTTGCAGTTCCAGCGAGGATATTGGAAGCTTGCTCCGCAGTTAACGCGTCGTCTTTGAAAGCATTTAGTGCTGTCGACATTACCTCGGCCGCTTCCGCTAATTCCAGTCCGCCCGCAGTAGCGAGGTTAAGCGCCGCTTGAAGTGCTCCGGATTGAACTGCCGCTGGAGTTATACCTGCTTTAAGTAACTCTTCAATACCTCTTCCTGCTTCTAGGGCTGAATCAAAATGTTATCGTAGAGGCTCTTTATCCTCTACTTCTTGCAGTTTCCGGCAAGTTCAGACTATCTCATCACCCTCGTCGTATTTCGTTAGGGTGCAGTGCGCTCGTGTCCGTTTCACCGTATCTTTTTAACTTAGGTTACTCCGATTAGTCGTTACACCTTCCTGACGTTTCCGTCTAGGCTTGGCTCGGTATTAGCACCGCCATTATGCGCTGAGCCTTCACCGAATTCACACTGTTATTTGTTCTACGGATTTCTCACGTAGTGAAGCATTCGTCTACTTCGTCTTTTGACCCATTTCAATCGCTAGGTCGGACATTTGTTTCATCTCCGCACCTGTTGCGCCGGTTAATGCCTTTATTGTGGACATCTGAGATTCAAAATCCATCGCCTTTTTCGCTGACAGAAACGCCACGCCAACAGCGCCCGCCGCTCCGGTTATAAGCCCTAGTTGCGTTACTGCTTCGCGCGCGCTATTACGCAACCCGCTCATGCTACGCCTTGCGTTTCTCATACCACGCGTAAATCCGGCATCGTTTAGTCGTAAGACAGCTGTTAAATCGAATGCCATTTAATTTCCTCCTTTCTACAAAATAAAAAAGACGGTGATTTGTTACCGTCCTAGTGATTCCCATGTAACAAACTGTTCTTCAGTATTATCTCCATAACCATAGTGCTTATGGAAATCCTTATGACAGTCTTTACAAAGTGTTATTCCGTTGTTCACATCAAAACGCAAATTAGGATACCTATTCCAACTATACAAGTGATGCGCAACTAGGTTACCGCCAGTCTTATCTAAACAGTGTTGACAAGTGTAACTATCTTTTTCATAAACTTCTTTTCGCCAACCTCTGTATTCTGGCAGTGCCCTCATTTTAATTCTTTCTTCGCTACTGAGGGAACCATTCCACATTGGGTTATTTTCACCTCTGTGAAACTTTCCGATATTTTTCTTATAACAATCGTTAGAGCAAAATTGAAATTTATGCTTTTCTAATCGAAATGGTTGAATAGTTATGCTTTCCCCACACCCAGAGCAGTTTGTGTTAATCCTTGCGTAGTTCGGGTTATTTTCAGCCTGCATTATGATTTTTAAATGCTCTGTTCTGCAAGATTGATTACAATAAAAGTTTTCCAGCCTCTTAAACAATGAAGGGACGATTGACTTCTCGTTCCCACAATAAGAGCAATTTACGGTAAGTTTTTCTTTTCGAGAATCACCTTGGCATTTATGACTACAGAATTTCGAGTTAGACCTCGTATTTTGAAAAACCTCCCCGCAGTATAAGCAAGTCTTAGTTACCTTAGGTCTTTGATTTTCCCTACACTTTCGGCACTTTCCTTCTCTTCCGTCCTTGTTTGTTTTTGCAACTCCGAAATTTTCCAGCGGTAACTCCTTTAAACAACCCTTGCAAACTTTTGTATTCGCCAATTTAAACGTCAATCCTCCGTTTCATTTCGTCATCAAGTGCGCCAATTCCCCTCAGAAACGACGTCGTCATAGAATTATAGGTTGCGAGATTATAAATCCGCGCACCTGCCTCAATACGTATGTCGCATTACTCAGCAAAGTCGCGCAGTCTACGTCTATATTTTGTATGACGCATGACTTCACAAAATCGGACACTTCTGACGAATTATCTCGGAGTTTAACGCTAGCTCTTTTCTTCCTCTTCAAGGACGAGTTCCATAGACGCATACATAAACGCCCTATGCCGTACTTCTTTTTGGTAAACTTCGTCAGGTGGTATATGGTGCCGTTGGAAAATACTGTGTAGTATTAGTGCTTCTCCCCCGGCTTTAATTAGTTTTTTGCGTTATCAATCTGCGCATTAATATCGTCAAATCCGCTAATCTCCATGATTGCTTGCGTAAGTTTTGCGATTTCTCCAGCCAGCAACGCCTTTTGAACGCAATCACCTGCGTCGGACGCTTCGTATTTCTCAAGCATTTTTGCATCGCCGAAATTGAGGTCTACGCAAGCTGTTGCAATGACTAGTGCGCCAAACTTCTGTTCATCTAGCGTCTTTCCGTGTGTGGCCTGCTCGGTTAAGCGAGCGATAGTTTTTCCGTCAATGGCTTTCACCGTCAAGTCGATTCCAAGTCTTTTAATAGGTACGCCTTGTTTTACGTTAATGTCAGCGCTAAGAAACGCTGATAGTGCATCTTTTTTCGCCATTTATAATAACCCTCCCAGGTAACTTTCAAATTAAAAGACGGACACTAGGCCCGCCATGATTACGCTTCTTTGATCTCGTCTAGTAAGTCGTAGCCTGTAAATACGAAAGGTAATTCAGTTTCTACTACGCTACCAGCTTCGAATTTAATTAAATCTATTCTGCTAAATTGAACGCCCTTTAACCGAATGCGCTCTGCTCCGTAACTTTCTGGATCGTCTAACTTCATAATTAATTCTGTAACGAAAGATTTACCGCGATCTGTGCCAATTTGACCGATTAGTTTCGTCATTCTGGACGATAATTTTAAGCCTTTCATGTTACCGCTGAAAGTCACAGTCGTTGCTTTTTGTCCGACAATCCGAGTTCCGCTACGGTTGATTTCTTCGAAATTAATCTCACCCGCTGCTTCTGCGGAGTTAAAATTAGTCAACCACTTACCTTCGTGCCAAACCTCTCCGTAACTTCCGGAAATAGTACGAGTTGCGTCCATTGCCATATAACTTCACCGCCCCTTTTTAGATGTTGATTGTTAAGAAAATACGTTCCATTGAATCGATTTCCGTAAATGCAATTGCAAGGAAAACGGAGTCACCAACGGATTGGAATTGCGGGTCAATACCGACAGAAATATCCGTTAGCACATTCGCTTGTTCAAGCGTTTCAAGATATACTTTCACCGCACTAATTAGCGCAGCTTGACCGTCTGCATTGTTGTCGAGTCTGCCGATATAATTATCGTTAGCCGTCTTAGCTACATCGGTAAGAACCGCCTGGCGAGCTCGAGTGGTACGAATCTTTTTAACGGAAGCCGTTAAGCCTTGCTCGACTTTAACTTTTTCGCCATCATTCGTAAGAACTAGCGAGCCGTTAGATAGTGATGTTTTAATCTGAGTATTAGTCAGACGCTTAGTAACGTCATCAGCCGGTACCACGAGATAAGTAATCGATTGGTTAATCGGAGTGCCTGCGATAAGTCCAGCGATATACGATGCGTATTGAGCAGAGTTATAAGAAACTCCTCCGATAACTACGCCTTCAATTAAATTGACGGAGTAATCATCAGCTAATCGAATCGAGCGAGCATCGCCGACTGCTGGGTCATTATCGTCTGCCGCTAATACGCAACCGAATACGGCCGTGAAATGTTTACCTTCGTCTTTGTTAGCCTTCACCCAAACTAGCGTGTTGTCTTGTTCAACAGACGCCACAATGCCGTCATAAACGAATACGTTAAACGGGCGAGTGTCGAATGCTAACCGCATGTCTACATAGTCTTGCGTTGCTGGCGATGTAGGCATCGTATATACAAGCACCTCTTTTGCGCCGCCCTGTAGTGCGAATTTAATCGATTGAATATTAGCTGTACCGAAAAGTACGCCTGCATCAGTCTCGTTTGTAACTGTGTAAAAAGTTTTTGCTGAAGCTGTTCCGCCATTGAACGCTTTTAGTGGAATAGCCACTGTACCACGTTCGCCTCCGCTAATTTGTGCGCTGGCACTAGAAACAAAGTTAGCGTATAAACCTGGACGTACTGGTAAAGAATTTTTATCCCAAGACCCACCTGCCATTTAATTCACTCCTTAATGTCTGCGATAACAGACGTGATTTTTTCATAAGTTTCAAAATCGCGAGCTTCGCGCGTCTCCGTTTGCATTATCGCAATCAAGGAATCGACTCCGCTTGCTGACTTAAACGCTGCTCCATAAGAAAAACCCTTCACGCGTATATAGCGCAAAGAATCTCGAATAGGTACGACGAATCGATCGTTTTGAAATAATCGGTTTAGTTCGTCAGCCTTCGTTAAGACATCGACGGAACTTGTGCCAAAATATATAAGCTGGAACTCACGGTCGTTCAAAAACGATGCCCGTGTTTCCGTTTTACTGTCGGTATACTGTATCCGCACAACGAACGTGTTCGCTTTTGGCGATGACGGCACATCCTGCCGCACAATCGTTGCGCTCGGATACTTCGTTTTTAAAACGTCATAAATCGAATTTAACTCTGTTACAACGGACAATTACCGTCACCATCCTTCGCGTTGAAGTTCATTGCGTATCTCCTCTTCTACCCAGCGCATCCACTTGTCTTTGTTATCTTCGCCGGATTTGTCGAGGTATTTCTTTTCGCCACCGACGTTTTTACCGCCGGCATTCATTTCGTGAATATAATAGGCGTAGTTAAAATTGCGTTCTTTTGCGACGGACGATATCTCGCCAACCAATCTCATGCCATTTCCATGAACACCCTCCGATTTAATTCCTCGTCTTAGTGTCCCTTTATCCAATGGCGCGATGTCTTTCGATCGGACTACCCAATCGTCAAGTGAGTCGTGCAAACCGCGTTTAGCTCCTTTTGATGCCGCTTGCGGAGAACGTTGTATAAGTGCCTCCAACCCCGAAGTGTTTATTTCGAAATCCCGCGCCATTACACGCTCACCACCGTTAGAATCGGCTTACCGTTTAATCGCTTAATGTCAATTGTTAAAGGCGAATATTTACGGGTTATGCCTAATTCGTTCGTGTATTCAAACTCGTCAGTGATTTGTACATCCGCGAGTTTATCGAAATAGATTTGCGCAGTTGAGACATCTTCGCTTGAGGTAACTCCCTGGACACCACTTGTTCCCGACATAGAACGAACTAATTTAGCGCCTTCTGTAATAGCGCATTTTAATTGCGTTCTTTCTTCGGCTTCTGTTCCGTCCCAATCACTTCCGGACTTGCGTATGCGCGTAACGGTTTGCTTCATCGGCATAATTGCCATTTACAACACCGTCCATTTCACGCGCTTGCCACCGCTACCGCCTAACGACACACCGTTTTCTTTCGAAATTAAGTCGATGGCTGTAGTAGGAATCAGTGACTCGAGCGAATCTTTGCCGCCGTCAAACGTAAATTGAATGCCCGCCACTGCGAACGTCTTAACTCCGTTTTGCTTCTGAATATTTGTATCGTTAAAAGCTCGCGCCAATACTGCCGCATACTCATACACCGCGTTGTCAGGAATCGTATAGCTCGGATAGACCCGGTTCAACGTTGATAGCCCCACGTTTAATAGCCGCTGCTTTTTGGAGTCGTCGCTGTCCGTCCAATCCTCAATTACAATTACGTTTTCCTCAATATAAGAGTCCGCTTCGAATACGTTTACCGCCAATTAAATCGCCTCCTATTTGCCGGAGGATTTCTTCGCTGGCGCTTTCGGCTTCGGCGCTTCCTCCGCTTTCTTTGGTTCATCCACTTTCGCTTTTCCTTCGTCCACACAAATTAAATAACGAGGGCATAATCCGGAAAGAACCGCGATTTCACCCTCGTTAATAGTTTCATATTCGCCGACATGATCGAAATGAATTATGCCGGCGCTGGAGTGGACGGAATAGAAAGGCTCCGCTTTATACTTCGCCATCTAAATCCCTCCGATTATTAAGATACAGTTTTGCTTACGTTCTCAAGGACTGCAATTTTTTCTTTCGCGTTCATAACTTTAACGCCGTATTCTCCACGAATCTGGCGAGCAACAAAGTCAGCGCCTGCAACTGTTGCGTCTACATCGTATAAAGAGCGTCCGTTTAGAGCGTGCATAGATAAGATTGAACGGTCGAACAGTACAACTTTATCTTTCGGCATATTCTTATCAACTACGATAGTAGCCATGTCGCCGCCTACGATGTCAGAAACGAATGTTGCAACGTATCCTCCGCGAGTAGTATCTTGGCGTTGGATTTGAATTTTGTCGCCAAGCAATTTAGAGAATTGACGAGCACCAGCAGTGTTAGTAAGAATTGTATTTACGTTACCGCCACGTTGGTATACTTGCTCAAGCGCGTCATTTACTACTTTCGCTGTAACTTCTCCGCCAGCTAAGTTCTGCTTTACTGAGCTTTTAAGATTTGCGAAGTTTAATAGACCGCCAGTCATTCTTGGCTGTGAACCGCCTGCATCAATACGACGACCGTAAATTAACGCATCGTTGAATTCACGAGCAAGTTCTTTCAAACGAAGTTGAACTTGGTAATTAAGTTCGTCAGAAACGTTGTAAGTGCGGACTGCTTGTTGAGTATTAGATACTGAAGCGTAACGCTCGAAAATTTGAGTTACGTTGTAATCAACATAGCGATCGTGTGACTCATCTTGACCTACGCCTGCGCCTTCTAATTGCGGACGTGCTACGATACGAATTTCAGATGAAGCAGCAGTGTGTGTTGCGGCTGTTGTTCCGTCAAATCCACGTACTACAGTAATTGCATCTCCAGCTACCGCAGTTACCTTCATGTACTCATCGTCTAATACTAAAAGTGCGTTAACCCGGAATTTAGAACCGTCGCCTGATGCAACGTTAAAAGTTGTTGCTACTGCGTCTAGGTTAGCCGCAAGGTTAGCACGGTTAGAGTTTAGGTTGTCAGACATCCATTCGAATTTCGTTTGGAACAACGGCTCTCCGCTTAGTCCAATCAAGCCTAAAAGTGTTGGCTCATCGTTGATGATCATTGAGATTCCTTCTTGTAATTGACGTACTTGGTTTTGGAAACTATAAGTGTTTACTGGCATTGTTTGTATTCCTCCATTTAATATATTTTTAGGTTAAATTAAATAAAGTCACCTTTTTTAGGCGACTTATTTCTTACTAGCTATTAAATTACTTAACTCAATTACTTTAGCGAAGTTCTTCGCTTTCTTAGCATCCGCTAACTGCGCCTCTAGTGTCTTAATTTCCTCATTAACAGAATTATTAGACGGCTCCCCAATTGGTTTTTGTTGCTTCTTGGTTTGCGCAAGTAAAAACGGTTTATTTGTAATCAGTTCGGATATGATTTCGTCGACACCGTGTACCCCCTCTTCATCTACCTTAACCGCGGATAGTAGTTTCGAAGAAAGTTGGTACGCATCGTCTACGTAGCCAATTCCGGCTGCTTGCGCCTTAGTAATAAAAGCATTTCGGATTTTCTCGTTCTTATTACTCTCACGTAATAATTCGAGTTCCTTCGCTAACGACTGCTTTTCTTCATCGTATTTCTTTGCAATTTCCTCAAGACGTTCTTTTTCGCTTAACTCAGCAAGGCGTTTTTCTTCCAGCGCTTTTTCATATTCGGATGCCTTCGTTTTGATGTCGTCGTAGTCCGCATATTTACTTTTAACACGACCTTTTTCCTTACTGATTAGTGCATTTAGTTCATCTTGTGTCATCGTTACCGTTTTTACTTCTGGTTTATTTTCCGGTTCCTCAACCGTAGGATTTTCGGTAACTACTTCAGGATTTTGATTTAATTCTTCACTCATGTTATTAACCTCCGTTTGAGAGCCGTCGCTCATTAATTTAATACATCCGTTTCTTTTTACGTCTTAACGTTCGGACAATTGCGTTTTAATTCGTCATTTGCGTTATAATTTTATAGTTGTGTGCATACTGTAAAATAAGGTAAAATTAACCTATAATATAAAACGGAGGTCATTTTAAAATGGGCTTTTTCAAAGACGCATTTAAACGTAAAATCAACCTCGATATTCTTTCAGGTGGAAATGATATAAATTTATCCGGAAAAGAAATGCCTACAGCTATCCGCAATGCCTTTATGATCGATAGTGGAGAACGTGGTAAAGTCGTAATTCAAATACCGTTTTTAACAAAGAATACCTGGATGCTAGACGGAATCGAATGGGAAGAATCCGCTACTCGCAGCGCAGGTAAAGCTGCCGGTGGAGCAATAATCGGAACAATGGTCGCTGGACCACTAGGTACGATTGCCGGCGCCGCAATTGGCGGACGGAAACGCGACCGCTCTAAAGCATTCGTTTATTTAATTAATCCGGAAACAAACGAAGAAGTGGCGCTCCATATTCGTTGTGACGAAAAGAGTTACCGCGAAATTTCTTCGTTAATGTAGTAGTTAGTTGTATCTCTCGGGATCTCTAACTGGCGAAATTGAATGCTTGCAATTCGGATGAAATATCTCGCGGTTAGGTAAGTTGCCGTAGTATGGATAGTCGCCCGGTGCTTCGTCGACTAACTTAACCGTTCTACCTTCCCAATTCCGGCACAAGTCCTTTGCGCCATGACTCGAAATGACCCCGTAATACGCTTCTCGTTGTACCGCCTCGTTAATTGTTGCCTCGGTGGTTATTCGCATCATCTTTGTTCGCGTTACCATATCCACGTAAACCTCCGGACGCCACCTACGCCCACTTGCGTCAATGATTCCGGTATTTACCGCGTCGCCTAGCTTTGCCCGTAAGCCACTAAGCGTGTCGGCGTTCATGGTCCGCCTGCCGTTAATCCCCTGCGCTAGGTTCTGTCGCATAGACTCCGAAGCTACCTGGCGCACCGTCGCCCGAACTTTCCTATCAATATTTTGCGTAACAGCGAGCAGGTCGGCTTGAGTGTCGGCAATGGCCGCTTTCACCAGCTCAGCATTAACTCGGTTAAACTTGACGATCTGCTGCGCTTCGGAAACCGTACTTACTACGCCAAGCGCCACTATTGCATCAGCAACACCAGCTCGGGCCGCAATCGGAATGTTAGTCTCTACCCACTTCGCTGATTCGTCGTTTAGAGCAGAGAGAATTTCGCTGATTGATTTTAGCGTAGCCATTGAATTAGCACGCCGGAAGTCCGTTAAGTCGAAACGGTCAAGTTCCGCTTTAATGCGCTCAACGGCTAACTTATACTCGCGGACTAGTGCCTCGGTCTGAGCGTCGTAATTCGGCATTAGTTACCACCGCCTTGCGCCGCTCCATTTCCGTTAAAAATGCTAGAATCAACGACTCCATTCGCGTTCTTTTCGTCCTCTTCAATTCGACGCATGATTTCGTCTGCTTGCATATCATCCACGTTATCCTGGCGTTTGATCGCGCTCTTGACGTCTAATGTAGGTTTCTGCGTTCTAAGTTGCATAATTTCCGCTTGTTCCTTCTCGTTGACCGGAATTCCGTCTTTCCAAGCAATCGTAGGGTAAACAGGTTCAAAGTTGGCTTCTCCGTGCGCGACATCTAAAAGTTGACACGTCCACAATGCGTCTCTAATTGCTTTATCGTAATGAGTTCGAATCCGGTTTACTTTGGAAAGGATCGGTAGAAAACGCGCCTTAATCGAAGCACTATCTGTATGACTAGTTCCAGTTCCACCGCTGTTTTCGCCTAGAACGGTACCGAATAGCCACTGTGGTGTTTCTGAAATCTGAAAGACTAGCGATATTAAAACTTCTAATTCTTTAAACGCTGAGTTTAGTTGTCCGTCCCAAGTCATATATCCCGGAGTGGCGTCTTCCTTTGTCATCGGAATGTACGCTCCGCTTAACCGAACGTTGTCTCCACTTCCGTCTAACTCAGGTCCGTAAGCCGTCGGGTCGCTGTGCTTCATAAGTATGAAATCAAGTGATACTAAACGATCATTAATCGCCGCCAACAACGACTCAAGTTTTTCAAGCCCGCTAACGCCTTCCCAATCGTCGTCGACCGATTTATATGGGATGTGATGGACGAGTAAATGAGGAACGCCAGTTTCCACAGTGTCTTCTTCGCGTCCTGTCGCTACTCTTTCGCCGATTGTGAATATTTGCAACGGATACCCCCAACGCGTGTCAATTCCGCCCTCAAATTCGAACAAACGATAGCGTTCATAGATGATATATCCTGGAATGTGTCGCTCGACATTTAGGAACGGCTTTTCTGTCTTGCCGTCGATGACATATTCGACCGTGCAGATATTGACTGCCTTAAACGATTTCACATTACCGCGCGATGTCTCCGGAAAGACGAACTCGGCATTGACATGCTCAATTATCGGCTCCATTTCGATTCCGGCCGGAATAGTTCCGCCTCGTTGTATCACTTCAGAAAAATCTTGACGATAGCCGTACCGCGTCTTAATCCAAGCGTCGCCGCGATAGCCGTTACCAATCGCGCTTTCGTGTACCAATTTAACAAGATCGTTTTCTTCTACATACCGATTAACCGCCTTTTGTTCTTCGCTACTGTCGGGCAATCCCGATTCAAAGCTCGGTGGTTCGCCTACAAGTAGGTCACTTGGTTTGGTCACCAAAATATCTGAAATATTGACCGCAATATATAACTGCTCAAGCTGGCTCGCGTGTGGCGTATCTTTTAATAGCTTCGACGCTCGCTCGTATACTTCGGCCTGCTTGCCTTGAAATAATTTTTTCAACCGCTTATACTTCGAGATACGTTCTCGGTCAGCAACTGGCGGAAACTGTTCGCCAGGCTGAAACGCGTTGAACGTATATACCGACGTATACTCGTTAACTTTGTCGAGCTCGGCTTTGCCTTTCCAAAATAAGCCCAAGTCGCACACCTCCTTCCGTTTAATCCTCGTTTAATAAGTCGTCTAGTTCTGCGAGTTCCTTCGCTAAGTCGTCATTGCTACGTGAACCGCCGTTTTCTTCTGTTGTAATAACTTGTTTCTCCGTAAGTAGTCCGAATCTACGCATAAACAGGTCAATCGCCTTTACGCTCGGCTGTTCGCCTTCGATAAGCTTCAATAATTGCCCGTATACTCGCGAACGTTTGTCGCTGAGGAAATCGTCAGAGATTTCGTTCTTATATGCGATAAAATTGCGATTCTGAGTCCGCCAGCTCCAGATCGTTTTATATGATACGCCGACTTCTTCAGCGATTTGCTCATACGTTAGCTTTAACGGGTCTTTGTTCGACTTTAAGTCGTTCTCAACGAGCATATAGGCCGCTTTCTTTTGTTGCTCTGTTAACTTCGCTTCGAGCGCTTTTAGTTTGTTATTTGACATTTGCTCCACTCCTCTCTATAACCATTTCGGTTTTACTGCGACTCTTGATTTCGGTTTAAAGATGCTATTTACCGCCATTTGAGTTCCATCTAAAAGATCGTCAAAATCAGCGAACGGATATTGCGCCATTTGGTCAAGTAGCATCGTGTGTCTGTCGTTAAGAATCAGCGTTTTATTATGCAAAATAGGCTCCAGCGACTCAATCCGCTGTTCCTTACTGCTTCCGTGCCCCTTAACGTCATTAATCCGGCATTTATAAACGCCTTCAACCCGCGCCTTCTCCTGTAACTGCCGATAGAATTCGTGATAAGCGTTAATCGTCTCAACGCTGAAGATTCGCACGTTAAACTTCTTTATCTTTTCGATACAGACGTCGATAAGCGTGTGAGGCTGCTCTTTAGTCGCATATTCGTCAAGCACAAAAATTAAGCCGGTAGGCGCGTGCTTACCGACGATGATGATTGCGTTATAATCCGACCGTTTATTCTTCCCCATAGCGATATCCCATGCGCCGACAATGAATAAGTCGCTGAGAGGTATTCGCATATCTTCGTAAACAACAAACGCTCGATCATTTTCGTAGTAATAGTGATACTTCGCATAGTTTTCCGGAAAGAAGAACTGCTCGTCTTCGCTGAACGCCAGGTTCCGATACTCCGAATTGTATGCCCGCGTTCCCATGTTGACCTTTTCGTGCATCAGAGCGCGATAAGTCCATCGCCAAGGCCACGCCAGTTCGATGCCGGCTTCCAGCGCCTCACGATTTGCGTTATAGAACTCGTCGACCTCTTCCATCGAGTCGGCCCGCGCATACACTTCGCAATATTGGTCCCATAACTTCGGATTGCTCGGCTCGCTAATGACCGCGCCGTGAAACGAGGACTTGAAATCCTTCCGCTTCAGTACGTGGTTTAAAAGTCCGGTCGCGCTGACCATTGTTCCGACTAGCACGATGGCCGTCGCTTTACTTCCGATTGGAACGACTACACTATTAAACCAATGTACGAGTTTTTCCCGCGCTTCTTTTGTTCCTTCGTTGTTCATTGAGGAAGGGTCATCAATTATAACTAAATCTGGACGAACAGCACCGTGTCTTTTACCACGCAACTGTTTACCAGACGACGACGCCTCAACTAACGCATTAGATAGTGTGATAAATGCTTCCTCGTTATCTTTTTCGTTTTGCTGATTGCGCTCATTTAGCAATACTCCGAAATCCTCTCGAAGCTTTGCGTTAAACTTCAGTTGCTTATTTACCCATCCGATTAACTTTTTCGAGAGTGAGTCTGTCTCGGATATGAGAAGTACATATTTTCGGCGCCTGAATACTATCTGATGAAGAGGGAATCCGTTTGAGAATGTACCGGATTTATTGTGACCACGTGCCGCCGCTATTGCTAAACGCGCGTTTCGCTCCGCTTCGTTAACGTAATCGCAGTGTTCAAAGAAGTCCCGATGGATAGGCGCAATTAGCTCAATAGGATCATGCTGCGTTCCGTCTTCACTATTACGTATAACATTATCCTCGTTCGCCGGATTAGCCCCATCGCTTAGATATTCGTAAAAGAAATAAGCGACATCAACTTCCGCTCGATGAACTCTTTTAAGCTTCGTTAATTCTTGCTTATCGCTTCGGAATGACTCAATATGATAATCGTTTGCCTTATCCGCTTTAATTAGCGTAGCCAATTTACGAATACGTTCCGACAATAACTCAATACGTTGCTGACGTTCTTTGCGCTCCAACCACTCACCATTCACCATTGCCATTTTGCGCCCTCCTTTCGTGAAAACTATGTATAGAAAAAGCGTAGAGTTTTCGCTCTACGCCGTTTTTTCAAAGCATTTATAAACATATGCCCGATATTCTTCGATAGTCATACCGTTAGCTTCAGCGAGCCACCCTACGAGCCTATCAAAATTAGATTGCGATAATTTAAAGCGTTCTTTATTTGTAGCGAACCACTCAAAGATGTTCGAGTCATTCTTCGACTTGTTTAAGTCACTCCTCAACGGAATCATGTTGCCGAAAGTTGTTCCGACCTCGCCAGTCGCTAATGGTACGGCATGGTCCCAATCGATATTAGTGACATCCCCCGTTAAGACGCATCCTCCGAAATAATCAAACGTCGCTGACATCTGCTCTTTCGTAAAGTTGTCTGGTAAGTTCTTCTCACGGGCGCGCCGACGTTGTTTCTTTAGTGCTTCCTTTTCAGGATTGGCTTTCCTCCAAGTACGAATACGTTCCGCTTCTTGTTCTTTGTTAGCCTCTCGCAATTTCCGACCAAACTTGGCGACACATGTCTTGCACCTAGATTCTCTTCCGCCTAATCCTCTGCTATCCTTCGCGAAGTTACCTAGCGCACTCCATTTACCGCAAACTGTACACTCTTTTCCGGAAATTCCGTCGCGTGTTTCTAACGCTACTCTCGTCAGTTTCCTTACGTCGTAGTCCTTGGTTGACGCATACACTTTGTTATGACATCCGAGGCACTTCGCCCTTCTATTTCCAAGCCCTTCTTTATTTTCCGCAAAACAATCAAGCGTTTTAATCTCGTTACACTTCGTACAAGTTTTCGAGATTATTACGTCATTTTCGTCAACGAAGTAAATCGTACCTTTACCGTTTTTCTTTTGCGTTAACACACGTCATCACCCTCCGTTAGTGCTCCGAATGTTTTAATTGGCGGAAAACGTGGTCGGAGTGTCCTGCGTTCATTTTCGGTAGCTATTCGGAAACTATTCCGCCTATGTAATATGTCGCACGAGAATCGGAAATCGCGCACCTTATATAAATATTGACGCGCTAGTTTGCCGTTTCGGACAACGTATACACTAGATAATAGGAGTGATAATGAAAATCCGCGCACTAAAAAGACGACTTCTTGCGAAATCGCCTTCGTAATGTGTTCCGTTAGGCATTCAGAACAACGGGTCGGTTTTGAAAATTTGGTTAGAAATCGAAACCTCTTATCTCTGCTTTGTCGAACGGTAGGCTTGGGGTCGACAGCCTTCGACATTGTCAGAATTGTTTGTATTGTTCGCACAATTAACGCAATTTGGACAATCGAACGACTGTTCGTACGGACTAGCCCACCGCCACCTGCCCGCCAATGTATACCGGCGTATAAATATACGTAGATAATTACGTAAAATAACGATTTGACGTAATTATGTCCGTTACAAACGCCGTGATATCAACACCTTATCATTACGCAGATCATAACGCCATGCATCTTTTTATGCAGCGTTGATATGGCGGGCTTTTAAGTGGGCGGCTACGATTGATTGCCGTATTATTTCCCGTCGTTATTGCATAAAGGCGGATGAGCTGGCGAATATGTACCGATCGTGCTGCCGAGTAGCTACGCCAGGTATGCCCCGCCACTATTCGACACCGCTCCACCATTTGCGTAGCAAACCCCGTGAGTTTGACCGAGGCGTCTCCGCTGGTGGCTTCGTGCTAATGCGGAGCGCTATTCGGTAGCCTAGCGATAGTACAGCCTCACCCTACCGCAATAGTAGGCGCCCTTGCTTACGTTAACTTACCGCTGCCATTCCGTTTAATACCGTGTTCCTTCTATATAATAGTACAACGTTATTATGTGCGTAATGTATGGCGCTTATATGTGCGCAATGCTTATCGTTAAGCAGTCCGAATTCATCTACGTAAGGAACATTACGAAGGATTACCTTTCATAACGTATAGACAACTGATAGCGCAAATGTTGACGAAAATATGTACGCAATGATAAACGAGAAGTCTTACGACTTCAAAACCTTGTGTGCCGGCCGAGCCGTCCCACTGCCATTATTGTATTGTTATCGACGGTCTTTATAAGAAAAGAATCGTGGCGACGAATGAGCGTTAGCGAATGAGGCGCAAGGTCTTAGTCTGATTAAGAGGGATAGATTTAGCCAACAACCACAATAAACACAACATATAGTGTTATAAACGTTGATTTAACGCCATTTAGACACCATATATCGTGTTTATCGCTAAATTTACGATGCACCCTAAAAGCAGTGTATTTCGCCAATATTGCACCCTAAAAGCAGTGTATTTTTAGTTGAACAGAACCTTAATCGCACGCAATGATTCGGCACTACCAGCGTACACGATACGAGGATTTACGATGATCCTTCGCTGCCTTTTATCGTGTGCATTATTCGGCAACCAAAAGACTGGCTGACCGTCAATCTTAACGGAATCAAGAGCGCGCTTTAGCTTATGCGTATCACTATAATGTAACAATGCCGCCAAGTTTTCGAGATTCATAGGACGCAACTCATCTTCGTTATATTCCTTCGGATTAAAGCAGACGACGTTAGTATCGAAGTTTAAGAACGGCAACACAGCGTAGATAATAGCCAGTTGAACCGTTTTACGTCCGGAATACTTTTCGTACAACTCTCGCACCGTCTTTCGGAATAATCGCGTGTGCCGATATTCATCGAGCTGGTATCCGATGTCTTTAATTGACCCTCGGTAAAATACGCTAGGATTAACGTATATCTCTCCGTCATACTCCTGTAGAATATCCTCGTTGATTAGCTTTCTATAAAACTCGCTAAACTTATTCCGGCTGATTCCGATTAACCCTTCGAGCGACTTCTTATCGATTACTCGTCCGTTATCATGCTGCAATCGTCCGGTACGGTATCCTGTATATGTTCCGACAAACATAAGACGCGCTAAGTCCGCTTTAGTTAGTGACGGGTACTGATCGCACATCGTCTTACAACTTTCGAAAAAGGCGAATACAAACTTTCCGTTTTCTACTTCGTGTGCTGTCATTTCATCAATCGCCTGAAGAGATTCGTATTGTGCTTCCGTTGTATTAACGACTAACTCAGCGCGATGAGACTGGTCGTTTCCTTTCCTATCGTATACAACCCCGTTAATAACGGTTGCGCTATCTTTTATCGCCATGAATCCGCGCTTTTGTTTCGGTGCCAGGCGTTGCCATGCTAATTGCTCCGCATTCCTATTGCTCATCGTCATAACCTCCAAATCTTTCGATAAAGAGGTTGTGGTCAATAATCCGATGCATCTTCGCTATGTCTTCGTTTGCTACCGCGATAACCTCGCAAGTGTGGCAAATATGTTGAGGTACATCGGTAACTAGTTCGATTTCTCCTCGATGTTCCAAATAATAATCGTCGTATTTAAGCTCCATTAACTCGTTACACGTTCCACAGATAAATCGCTTTTGATTTTCCATTTTCCCATCTCCCTTTTAATTAAAAAAGCCCGCCGAAGCGAGCGTTAAAGATTCATAATTTACTCGTATAGTTCACTTATCTTCTTCGAGTTTTTCTAATAACTCAGGTACAAATAATGCGTCAAAATCATCAGGGTGAATATTCTTTTTCTCAGCCCATTCATAAATTAGGTTAGCAATTTCTTTACCAGTCATTTTTCAAACCTCCTTCCAATCCTTAACTAAACAACGTGCTACAATGTAAGGGATTTTCAAATATTCCATCACATAATTTACGGTTGTTTCATCATTGAGTACCATTCTTTTTAGTTCAAGGTAATCACTGTATTTCAATTTTCACAATCTCCTTTCTTCGTATAGTTCATTAACTATCTGCTAATTTCTTTAATGCTTCATGGTTCTTTTGAATGGTTTGTTCAAGTATTTTATTTCTAAGCCGTTGATACTTTTCAGCTTGTTCTTCTAATAGTTCAATTTGTGTGATATACCCTGCCTTGTCTATATCTGCTTTAACTAATTCGGTTTCTAATTCCTCAATCATTTTTTCGTAATTTTCATAAGGTTGATTACCAATCCATAATTCATAATCATCTTCTTTGGGTCTGTAATTAACAGTAAAGCAAGCGGGGTTGTCATGATTTTTAAGAAAGTTAATTACGTCACCGTACTCCTTAAAAACTGTATTAAAACTCATTTTTTAAATCCTCCTTAGTACGCAATTTTCGTCTAGGACGTCAAAATGATCGCCCTCATAACGTATAGCCACAAAACAGCCTAAAAGTATACGTTTTTCTAAAAATACTTCTTCATAACGTATAGACAACTAAGGGCATAAAAGTACAGTAGTTCTAAAGACTCATTTTTATACCCTCTCATATAATAGGACACAAAACAGTTCTTTTTATGGAGTCCTTCACTATAAAGACCGTAAAAGAGGAGAAAAGTCCACGTCTTTTCCGCAAAAAGTTCTCCTCATATATAAGGCCGTGAAATCGATAAAAATGGAGGTAGACTAAAGTCCTATTTTTCGCACAACCACCGGCTGCACTTTCGTAAATTCGTGATATCGTTGTTTGCGCTCTTTATTCCGAATTCTAGCGTGCTTATCCATGAGTTTAATTTCTCGATTAGTACGCTCGCGCCTGGTAGGCGGTTTATGATTCCGTCCGTCAACGCCGTGCTCTTCCGATAGCTTAAACGATACCTCAGCCTTCCGGCGCTCCTCGAATTGTGTTTCGCTAAAGAACGGATACTCTGTTCGGGTAACCTTATCCGGATGTGTATCCGATAATTCTTCGAATAGACATAAATCGGACATTCTTTCGAGTGTCACAGCGTCGGGCATTTCGCCAGTTTTAGCGAAGTACCTCTCCGCCAATTCCTCAATCTTCCCCAAGCGAACCTCCCGCGGCATCTCACCGCGTTTAATCGCCTGCTGTAACTCAGTTATTGATTCGTGTAATTTCGCTTTATAATCCGCCATTAATTACGTACCCCTCTCCGTGATGACTCCAGTAATAATAGATGTCCGATATGCTTTCGATGGCCCGATCGAGTAAGTGATTAACCGCATCTCTTGCGAGTCCACCCATCCGTCGCCCCGCCTCTTCCTGCGTCAAATCCTCCTCGTAAACCAGGTGGAGAGCCTCGGATTGCCGGGCGGTGAGCCCCGCTAATTGAACCGCTTTACGTAGGTCAGCGAGCAGGACTACCGCATCATAGTCGCCTTGATATTGCCTATTTATCAACGCGTGGTAGTCGGATAATAAGATGCGGAGGCCGGCCGGATTGTCGAGCGCTGGATACTTCGCTTCGAGGCTGCGTTCTTTCTGCGATAAATCGATTTTTACGTGGCCCATTAATTCGCCTCCAATAACTTAATAGATAACGATTCTTCTCCGAACTCTTTAACGATATACTCTCGCGCTTTTTCGTCCGTTTTAATTTCTTCATCCGTCGGAAGCCAGTTAAACTTACGTCCGCATACGTAGTTAATCTTGTTTAACGAATCTAAGTCCTTAAACCAAACATGAACCGTTCCTTTCATGAAAATCTTGAAACGTAGAATATCGTTACTAAATTCGCCTTTCCCAATTACGTCAAATTCGTAACTTACGTCTCTAAACGGCTCAAACGCTTTTAATAAGTCGAAAATAAAACCTTTTATCCGATAATCCACGCTATTAAAACTATTGCCTCGCGATCCCATATCCCAATCTCCGAAACTAGTGAAAAACGGGTAAATTACTTTCTTGCCGATCTTGTACGCCTCGTTCGTATTCCACCCGTTGTAGTAATGGATATTCGTCGAAAATTCCCTACGACTATATGACGTTATTTTTTCGAACATGCTAACAACACTACTTATTAACATTTCGTTAGAGTTCGCCATGATGGCGTGCAAAAGCATGTAAATATTCGTTGAATTTATTTCTAATTCCGAAGCCGAGTTTAGTTGTCGGGTTAATTTTTCACGTGCTTCCGTCGTTAACATCTTCATAAATTTGTCTGTTTGCAGTATTAACTGCCAATATGTCGACCGCAACCTTTGTAAATCTTCCTCATAGTCTCTCGCGATAGTATCGCTTGGTACGTGCAGTTTTCCACCGTTTAAATTTGAAATATAACTTATGAAGTCCGTCCTGCGCTTGTCTATTTCATACGCTTCGCGGATTAACCTGACAGCTTGATCGTATTCGTAAGTTAATCGAGTAATATCATCTAGGCGTTCCTGCACTTCTTGGTGCTTTACATACGTACTTAACGCGCTAGATATTTCTGATGATTGCTCCTTCTGATCTCCTCTTACAGCGTCAACGGTTCTCCTATATAAATCCTCACTAGCGTTATTCCGATTAACTTTGACATAAATGAGCGCTACCTCAACATCCGTCTTACGTTCTGCACCACTAAAAGCGTTGCTAACGAACTTTATTCTGGCACCGTGTAAGGCGAGCAATCGCGCCAACTCTTTACGAGTCGTATTGAACGGGTTTTTAATCGTTTCGGCGTTGATAATTGCGTATATTTCACAATCTTTCGTGATTTGCTTGTTGGCAATACTGATAGCGTGTAATAGGTGTTTATCGCAAGCACTAAAAGGAGGATTCATGACGATAGCCTCGTATTCTCGGAAGGTTTCGAAGGTAAGGAAGTCCGACCAAACAACGTTGTGACCGGCTCCTACTAAGAAACTAGCGAGTTCGGGATCGTTTTCAACGGTATCTACCTTTATTGAACGACCTTTTTCTCGTATATACTTAACGATATTTCCTTTACCAGCTGATGGCTCTAAAACGCGACCTCGTAATGTAAATCGGCTTATGCCTTTTATTTTCGGTAAGTTATCGCCTATACTCATAGATAATAATTCCTCAATTAATTCGTCAGGCGTCGGGTAAAAGTCCTCGTTAAACATCCGGTTCGCCCCTTTCGTCTAAATATGTCGTAGTTAGTCCGTTTAATCTAACTTGCTAATTTCGTGCTTATTCGTTATAATTGCGTTAATAAAACCGATAAAGGACGTGTTATATATGCCCTTCGAGCCGTTACAACTCGCTCGCCAAAGCGGTAAGTCACTAACAATCGATAAGCAGCACCGCATCCGCCTGTCTGCGACCATGCGCCAAGAACTTGCGTTGACCACATTTACACCCGTCGTTATTAGCGTTGATGTAGAAAACAAGCGTGTCGGTGTCGTTAAGCAAGAGCTTGCGAAGATTCCCAACGCCTCAGTCGTGCGCCCTGACAAACGCGGGTATCTCGGTGTTGCTGCCGGAAAGCTAGTCGTTAGTAAATTGGCGCTGGCGGACGCCGACCTTCCGCTTAAATTTGAGTATGTCGGAAAGATCGACGAGGGCAGCGTGTTCTGGCATTCGTTTCAGTTAGTCCGCGATGTAAGGTAATAAGCGCCTGCCTAACGCACTTATTACGTTTACAGTCACCGCGTTACCGGCCATCTTGTAAAGCTGCGAGTTTGATATGCCGTTTGCCGTCAGCTTATCGAACTCTGAATCCGGAAATCCTTGAAGGCGGAAGCATTCGCGCGGTGTAAGCTTGCGTATGCGGTATTTCGGTGGGTTTCCGATCGCTACTCCGTGTTTGTCTTGAGCTGTCAGTGTGAATGATTCCTCGTCGTCCTCCTTAAATCTGCGTCCGTTTTGACGTTTTTCTAATCGGTCTGGCGTTAGGACTGGGCGTACCTCTTCGATAATACCTGTCATATCTTGGTTGCCGAATCCCTTATAATCACGAGCCATTAGACAGTGCGCTATGTCTGTCTCTTTATTAATTTCGTGGCGGTTCATTTGTACTGCGATTTTAGGTTCGCGATGACCTCCACCCATTGTCGTCAGTGTTGGTGAAACACCTTGCGGATCATATACACGCTTGATTGCGTCATGACCTTTTAGGTCGATATGTCCGAGCATTTGCGGTTCGACTACGCCCTGATTTATTCCGCTTGCTTCTAACGTTTGTGCGATTTGCTTGCCGACTCGACCTCTGCGTGTTTGGCTGTCCGGAAACTGAAAATTAACTGCGTCCCCTTCTTCCGCCACTGCGTACCCTTGCTTAGTAGCTTCTTTTACAGCAATCCCGTTTTCAAGTTGTGTAATCAGACTAGCCGTCTTTTCCTCGCTCAAATAAAACTTCTCATCAACGTCATTTTCGAGGATGTTACGCAACCTAACAGTTACTTCGTTTTGCGCTGGAAAGTCGAAGTTAAACGTCTTAACACCCAGTCCCGCAATCCTACGCTTACCTTTCGCCACTACATCAGAACGTTTGCCGACGTTCCATTCGCTTGGCTCGATCAGGTCATTGCGGACAGCTACGATAAAGATACGTTCGCGATTCTGGGGCACTCCGAAATACTTCGAATTCATTACCTCGAAATCAACGGTATAGCCGATTTCGTCCAGCGTTTGGATGATCGTGTCTAGCGTCTTGCCCCCGTCATGCCCAACGAGTCCCTTCACATTTTCGAGCATCATCGCTTTCGGCTGCTTAACCTTCGCAATTCTTGCAATCTCGAAGAATAGTGTTCCGCGAGCCTCCTCGAAGCCTAATCTTTTTCCAGCGACTGAGAACGCCTGGCACGGAAATCCTCCGACCAATAAGTCGTGATCCGGAACGTCTTCAGCTGCGACTTTGGTTACGTCGCCGACCGTTGAGTGTCCGTAAAGAACCTCGTAGGCTTGATTGGCGTATTTATCAATTTCGGACGCCATTACGCAACTGCCTCCGAGTCTGTTTAGCGCCTGCTCAAATCCTCCGATGCCGCTGAATAATGATACGTAGTTGAACGTCATTAAATCGCCTCCCAATATGTTTTTTCTGCGTCTATCCTCGCCTCGATTGCGTTTTCGATATTATCAAAAGTTCCAAGGTAAATTTGCTCGTTGTTTACTCTGATGTGCGCAGTGTATCCTCCACCTTCGTAGCGCTTATAAACGCCTTTGTAACCAGTCTTATTATCACTTCTGATGCGTGTGTTTCGATTTTGAATCGTGTAAGTTGCCCAACGTGTATTTTCTGGGGTGTAGTCTTTGTTGTTGTCTATTCTGTCTACCGTAGTTTGTTTTTCTCCGTGCTTTTCTGAGTGATCTAGGTAAGCCGCATACATATCCGCTTTAAAATTCTCGAAGCTTCCCCATCTATCACATACGCGTATTCCTCGTCCGCCGTAGTATTGGTAACTGATATTGTGTTCATCTCTACATCTCTTCTTCATGGCATACCAAATTTCATAGAATCTAGTCTTTCGCATTCCGTGTGTTTGTGTACGCTGAGCAGTCACTTCTTTTCTTAAACAACCGCAAGACTTTGTAGTGCCTTTTACTAATTCAGCACCTACAACAATTGTTACGTTGCCACAGTCACAAAGACACTCCCAAATGGGTTTTTTAGATTTGTTGGTCCCTGCTCTTGATAGCACAGACAACCTACCAAACTTTTTGTCTGTTAAATCATTCAATTTAGGCATTGGACACCTCTAACTGCGAGAGTATCGCGTCAATCTGCGCTTTTAACTCGTCGACAGTGCCGTCGTTTTGAACTTCGTTGTCAACTTCGAAAGTGTCAATCGCCAGCTCCGTCTCATGACATAAATCGTGAACGGTGAAATCGTCGCCCGCCTTAATCGCCCGAGCAATGCGGACATCATCCGGAGCGGTTACGCGAATCAACGTAAAGCCGTTCGCCCGCGCCCAGTCGTACTCAACAGGATTGCGTAAATCCGTTATCACAATGCCGATGCGGTCCGAACCCGTATTCACCCGGAAGTCAATCGTGCCGTTAACTTTGCGTTCGGCGTGTTTGATCCAAACTGAATCGTCAATCTCCCGCATTAACTGTCCGTATTGCTGTAAGAGCGCGCGTGGCTTATTCGGCCCTATCATCCACGGAAATATTTCGCTAACAGTTCGTTTGAGCGCGTCTGCGAATGCGATACGGTCAAATCCGTATTTAATATAAAGATGTTCAGCAGCAGTATCCTTTCCGCTTCTAATGCGGCCGCAAATGGCTATCTTAATTACGTCGACTTCACGATTCACATTTAGCGTATGTTTCATCGGCTTAGCCTCCTCGCCATTTCCTTTGCAAGCGTTCTATACTGCGTGCGTTCGTCAAGCGTCCGGATGTCCTCCGAGTTGCTCTCCGTCTGCTCGGCGAAAGTTTCCAAATTGCGCTGGGTCGCCGCCAGTTGTTGCTCGAGTGAAGTTACTCGGCGCGCCAGATTTGCGAGCATTTCGACTACAGAAGGCGATGCGTCTCTTTCATCGACTTCGACTTGCTCGCTGGCTTGCGTGCCGTCGACCGTGACTTCTTCGGACTTCCAATCTTCTTGCGCTAGATTGTGCCAATCGCGGACGTCTTTTATATGAACGGTTCCGCCGACATTGATTCCTATTTTTCCGCTTGAGTGTACGTGAATACTAGGCGCATAATAATCGCCCTCAATCTCGCGCCAAATTTCTTTATCGGTATTTACGTTAGCAAATTCGCTCATTAATACAACGCCTCCAATGCTCCGTTAATTTCGTTGCTTCCTTCGTCCACTTCCCGCATAAATCCGAAATCATTATCCCGCAGCACTTGCGTCAGCACATTGCCGAGCCTGCGGACCTGCTCTTCGTCCTGCTCATCGTAGCCAGCCTCGAATAGGCAAGCGTGGACCAATTCGTGAATAATGACGTTGTGCTTGCGTTGCTGGCTTAACGTAGGCTCGATTTCGATAAGGCCGTCATCATACGTTACCTGTCCGAATAGGTCGTGCTTGCTTAGTAGGCCGGGCGCCTCAGTTACTACGTAGTCAATTGCGCCAACTCTGAATTTCATTCTGATTCCCCCTCGTTAATTATGCGTTTGACTTGCGTTAGTTATTACGTTAAAATTAAGACAATAAATCTAAGGAGCGTGTTATTATGCGTTGTGCCGTATTGTATAGCAAAAAGCGTGATGTTTACGAAGTTAGAATCGACGACCCTTTCGCCACTCCTACTCAAGTTAACGAAATTGTATTCCGTGAATTCTTGCATAAGCACGGGCGATGTAAAGACGGCAGCATTCCTTTATCCGGAATGATTCACGTTTACCGCAATGAATTATCGTCTATTTTATAATCCGTATCTTTATCCGTTGCCTTCCGAATTGGAGGGCTTTTTCATTGTCGCTAATTAGGTAATCGATAATTTCGCCCTTGATGGCGCCTCCGGTATCTAACGCAACGGCTTGCTCGGTCCGTCCGTCGCTAAACCGGAGCTCGACCGCCGTGCCTAACGGAATTACGCTCGGATCAGTGGCGATAATGCGCTTGCCGTCTAGGTGCGTCCGATTCCTTACGTCGAGCCCCGTCTTGGTGATTCCGATGCATCCTTCCGGACAATCTGCGGTGTAAGCTGTTGCGGTGAAGTCCCGCCACTGAGACGCTCTCAGACGCTTATTCTCGGCGCGTAGGCGTTCGTTTTCCTGCGCTAGTACTTCGGCTTGCTGGCGCCACTCTTGCGCTAGAGGAGCGACTTGATTAGCGAGCTCCCCTGCGACAATGCTTGGCGGACTTAGTAAATTGTAAGTTAACATCATCGTTGCTAGTAAACCGATAGGTATCCGCTCCTTATTTCGTTAATTCTGCGATGCTGACAGGGAAGTGCGGTTCGGCTAGCGCTTTGACCGCCTTTGCATACTCCTGAATTTCGACTTGGCTATCGTGTGCCAGACGTTGTTGTAAGAAGTGGGCGACCGACTGAAGGCTTGCCGTCCAGTAATAGCGGACATACATTCCGTAAGCCGGAAGGAATAGGCGCGCTTGCTCTGCACAGATTCCGGATTCAATGGCTTCGCTATAAAGTCGCTCACCGCGCTCTATATACTCCGTTAAAGCCTCTGTCGCTACCTTTCCTAAATATCCGCCAACTATGTCTCCACTACCTTGCTTCGAGTTTTCCGGTGCTTGGCGCCACTCATTTGATTGCGGAATATAAAACGCAGGCTCTTCCGTGATGTACCTCCGACTTGACTCGTTCCAAGCATCCATAGTATGATCGCTGCCGACAACGTATTTCCAATGCTGGCGAGCTACCATTAACGGAGCGTACATTTCGAATTGAACCGTTGCATGGCGGAATGGGCTAGTATGGCCTTCGCGTGCTAGAAAGCGAATTAATCGCGCATCCTTTTCTGATAGTTCCGTAGATTCCTTGTCGTAACTGACTCGCGCTGAGTTTACGACGGATAAGTCGGACCCCATTACGTTCGTTAATCGCACATAACCTTTGTCTAATACGCTAATCATTTCGTTCATTTTACTCCCTCCTAGTTATCTTGTTCCGGTATATCCTTTTCCTAATCGAGGTCTCGTGAATATTTCATCAGGTGTTTTATGCCCTTGTTTCAGTAATTTTCTCGTTGTCCCATAAGAGTAGTTAAGTTCTCTGCACCACTCTGATATTGATTTAATTTCTCCGTTGAATTCTATTTTCCTAGTTCTTGACGTATTGTTTGACTGCACTATTACCGTCGTCCAGCGGCAGTTACTTGGCTCGTAGTTACCGTCGTTATTTATACGATCTATGGACAAATCGTCAGTGTAGCCGTTACTTAATGACCATTCTTTAAACGACTCATAATCATTGAGCCATTCGTTACATATAGATATTCCTCTTTGTCCATATCTATGAAATCTGTCATTCTCTTTGTGATAACAACGTGATATCATTTTGTGGTATATATTATATAGCCTTGTGGCTGAGTCTCCATGAGTTTTGTGGACTTCCTGATTAACATCTGGAGAAAGGCATCCGCAACTCTTGGATTTTCCTCCTACGAGAGAGTCTCCTCTGATAATTCGCTCATTACCGCATTCACATCTACAAACATAATGTCCGCGATTATTGATAATGACCTTTCTAATCGCAGTAAGCCTACCAAACTGTCTGCCTGTATGATCTACTTTAGTCAATAATATCGCCTTCATCCCTAACGCCTGAGCTGCCAAAACCTTGTGTGCTTCTAATCGATTCTTCTAACTTATCGGAATCAACGAAGTGTGCCGTTTCGAACGGTGCGATTACCGCCTGAGCGATTCGGTCGCCTTTGCGGATGATGTAAGTATTAGATTGGCTTCCGTCATCAAAACGGATTACCGAGTCGTCAATTAGTAAAATACAAGGGTCGAAATCGGCATTAATTTCGGCAATATTATCGACAATGACGCTAACCTCTCCGCGATACCCTGAATCAATCGTCCCTAATTGCACGCGAAGTTTAGTCTTTAGCGTAACTCCGCTACGTGGGCGAATCTGCATTTCGTAACCTGGCGGTATCTCGAACGCCAAGCCCGTAGGTACTAACGTAGTAACTCCCGGCTCAATTATGACGTCCTGACTAGCGATAAGATCAAAACCCGCATCTCCTTCGCGAGCATATTTCGGAATAACTGCGTCCTCATTCAAGCGTTTAATTCTAACGTTTAGATTCATTCCGTTTCCTCCTTAGAGTTCATTTCGTACATTTCTCCGTTTATAGTTCCGGGCGTAGTTTCCTCGACCCAACCTTCGCAAGAATCATTAGGACCAACGTTGCGCCAACCATCTTCGCCAAAGTCTCCGTCTTTCCAACAACCTCCGCCAATTAAGTAATGACCGCAAGACCAGCACGTTTTATCTTCGTTCATCGTATCTTCCTCCCTTAATTGTTTCGCGTTGAGCTCCGCCAGATTGCACAACACCGAAAACTTGTCGCACATCAGGCGGCGGGCCGCTTTGAGCATCACGTAACTCATTGCGTAAACTCCACATTCTTCACGCCATCAACCTGACCCACCAACGCCTCAATCGTCCGCTCCACTGACGCCTCCGCCTTGTCAAACGCTTGCCTATTGCGCTTGATGTCCTCGACCGCCCCAGTACGTGCTTTGCCGAACATCGCCTGGAGCTCGCCTTCGCTGATGTCACTGCGGAACATGCCGACGTCCTTACTGAGCTCCGCCTTGTCGAACGGAATGTCGACGCTGATAATCTTAGGTTGCGGAAACTTGACCGTGACCGTGTTGCCGCTGGTGGTTACGATGATGTCCGACGTTGATACGCCAAGTTTGAACGTGCCGGTTGCCGCCAGCTTATACGTTTTGTCTCCGTACCATTTGTCCGCGTGATACTCGATCGTTTTCGCAACCTTGCCGGTGAGACCGACGAGCTGAGCCTTCGTTGACAGCGCATTGATGACCGCTTGCTTGTCGACATAGTGTGGCGCCTCGACGGGCGTGACCACTTCGGCATGGCTTGCGTTTAATACCGTGCCGACGTAGATGCCGCTGGCTAGGGCGACAGATGCGACTAGGGCCGCTTTTTTCATCCAAATCACTCCTTATAATGTAAGACGTTGATGTAGTTATATAAATCTTCGCACTCAATTCGAATACCATTATCGAATACGAGCGTGTTGTCATCCGCCTCTACGACTTTTGCGCCAATTAGCGCGGGTATTGCGTCATATAACATTTACGTCACTCCTTTCGTGATTGACTCCGAGTATTTGCGAAGCCGTTAGGCAATCCGTGCGCGCTGAACCGAAAACTCGGCTGCTTGGTAGTGAGTGCTCCGCAGGTGGCGCAGGTGGTTGACTCCGTATTCATCGCTACAAGTTCGTTTTTAACTTCGTCACACTTCGTACACTTGAAATAATAAAACGGCATTAGAACGCCTCCAGTATACGTATCTCATTTTCGGACTCAATCATTCTGCCGAAGCGATAACCTTCGATGACTACGTGTTTCTCATGATCCGTTAGTTTGCGTTGCCACTTCGTTTCTAAATAGTCGATAACTTCGTTATAAAGGATATTTTCGTAATTAAACGGCTGACCCTGACCCATCGTTATTTACCTCCTTTTGTTTCGCCTTTTCCTCGTAGTGTGCACTAAATATCTTTTCTATCTTTGTAAGCACAAACGAAAATTAAATCGTCATGTTTAGCGTAATATTCGCTATTACATTCATCATTTGTTACGGCATATTGATAAACCTTGTCATTATAGACTTCAGTTATTTCATGTAATCCGTCTTTTTGCCCTCTACCATACTTAAACCGAACAATATCGCCTATTCCATATTTCATTTTTTCCAACTCCTTTGTGTCGCAATTTATTTCGATTACGCCTCTTCGCCGTGTGTAGATTTGTAAATCATTTCGGTTATTTCGCCGACTGCGTTTAAGTGCGTTTGATTTTCCATCGTTACTCACCCCTTCCGTCTTCGTATCCTTTGTTATAAGCGTTTACTGCGAAAAGTGACGCTCCCATGAAACCGAACATGCTGCCGACTAAAATACTTACGATGATTACCATTTCAATTCGTCCGCATGGCGCGCTAATTTTCCTCTGAAGTTAACGTGAAGCTCTAAGACTTTTGCGTAAGGCTCATCGCGAAAATGTTCGATGTAAGGAGCAAATCCGCTTTTCTCCGGTTTATCGAGGTCGACCTGGCCGTCATGCCCGATCATTATTACCGTGCAATTGTCGTGTATTCGCGTTAGCAGTTTCTTTAGTTCGTTGCGAGTATAGTTCTGGCACTCATCGATTATCACCGTACAATCTTCGATATTCGTTCCGCGTGCAAAGATGTGAGACTTCGGATAGACCCAAATATGGCCCGCCTTTAATGCGTCGACATTCTCCTCGTCAAAAAGGACTCGCGCTGGTACTTCGTTAATCTTTAGGAGCGCATCGATTAACGGCTGCAGGTACTCCTTCTCTTTCGCTTGCTGCGTTCCTGGACGGAAGCCCATCGCCTTTTCTTGCACAGGTGAGAATACGTAAATTAGCGGCTTTCCGATAATCTTGGCGCAAGCTACTGCCAGCGTCGTTTTTCCCGTTCCACTCTTTGCGTTGACGATCGTTAACTGGTTATCGAAAATAGAATCGACGTACTCACGTTGTTCATCGGTTAGCTTCGGTTCAAATCCGAAAAGTAAGTTATTCTTCGGTAATGGCAAGCTTCAACACCTCCGGGTTTTATTAAGGGCGATAACCGATTGGCTACCGCCCTTCTATTTACTATGTCGCGCGAGATTTGAATGTCGCGCAGTTATTGCGAAATTATTTTATCAACGAACGGGGCAAATTCCCGCATCGCAGCCATCCATACCGTCTAAATCACTCTCGGCTCCGCTTTCGTATTGTTGTAAAATTTCCGGATCAAACTCTGTCAACTTAGATGCCAGAACCTCATACTGCTCTTTTGTAATGGCTTCGTAAGGAGCGAGTTGATACGTTCCGCCATCGTAAGCAAGGAAACTTACCGCCGTAAATTCGTCCCAACCATTCCAAACGATTTCCTCCGCAGTAGTCCACTCGTCAGGTCTAACGTGAATAGTATTAGACGAGTTATGCTCGGTATAATTGCGCTGGAACGAGAAGTACGTTTCAAATTGCTCGGCTGCAGATACGTCGTCCTTCGTCTTTGACGCTCCGCTAGCAACAGGGAAGTCAATAACAAGTGTTCTTGCATTTGATAATCGTTCTGCATGCGTTTCGCCTGGAGTGCCTACTTCCGGATTAACAGGCCATCCAATACTCTGAACCGCTTTTGCTAGTGGATCAGCAGCGTTAATACGGATTCTGCGGATATAGTACGGTGAATGCGACCAATGGAGTCCGCTCGATACCCCGCCAGCTACTTGCGAAATGGTTCCTTCCGGCTTAACTGTCGTTACTAATAACGGAGAACTCACCCGAAGTTCTTTCGCATATTCGTCCGCTTCATCCCGTGCAATTTGACCGAGAAGTTTCAGCAAATTAGATTCGTCCTCTTCGTTATATCCGAGCATAGCTAACGCGTCTTTTTCGCCTGTTAATGATGTTCCGAGCAGACGATCGCGCTGCTGAACGGCATCCCAATGCGGCAATTCCAAAGTCGCCAATGTCATACGTAAGCCGGCACGAGCTGAACGTCGCTGAGCATCAAGTAATCCTACGATGTCAAGTTCGTACTTACCGCCCACTTCACGGACAAACTGGACCATATTTACAGTTGTCAGATTACATACGCCATATGAGTCTAATAATATTTCTGCACCAGATATGTTACGGCAGCACCGATTCCGTACTGCCTCCTTGCGTTTCCGCAAGGCTCAGACTATATCACCAGTCGGTCATTTATTAGATTACGCCCACTTATACCCTAATACGTTATTGAAATCCTGTGGACATTCCGGAAGTACTTCGAAGAAATCACCGAGATACCGCTTAGGTATTCGTAGCCTTCTTCGGCACCAATCAATTTGAACGCTTATTCCAAAGTCGCGCTCGAAGCAATCTCGCAAAAACTGTATTTCTTCATCCGAATATCTGTCAGTACAAAACTGAACTCGCTCAGGTTTTCCGTGAAGGTTGACTAAGTATCCATCGCCGATGTACCATTGTAGTAGACTGATTGGCGTCAGTTTTAAATCTACCGGTACGATCTTGAAATGAGTGCCATCATCTCTTGTTTCGTACCACTTTCTTTCTAAATCGGCGAAAGTCTTATAGAATTTCGTATAAACGGTCGAAGAAAACCCTGACCCTTTGAAATTACCCTTCACATCATTAATCTTCACGATATGCTCTACATCCTCAGCAGTTAACAACTTCGAGACGTAGTAGATATAATTCGGAAATTTGTTTCTCATACATAGTTGCGCAGAATGTTTGCTTTTATTTTGATTGGATAAGTACCCATCTCCTAACATAAAACCAGTAAAATTCTCCATAAATCCGTCAGAAAGGTTTCGCTCTTTAAAGAACTCCCTCATACAAATCACTCCTACAGTGTTTGTGACGTAATCTATGACCGACTGCCTCCCGTTTCGAATCCTCTTGGACCCTACGGCTTTCGCCTAGTCGTTGAACGTTCCCTTTCGGGCTTCGCTGCTGATTGTCTTCGCCATTACGCGGTCAGAGTTCCCAGCAATTAGAGAGGTTTTACATCCGCTATGCGGTTAACGGATTCAATCCTTCTGCGTTAGGTCGGCGTCGATTCGCTTCCTCGAGATTTATGAACCCCGGCTCGCCTTCCGCTTGCATCATCGTAAATATCAAGTTTAATAGTTCGCGAGACGGCTTTTCCGTAAATGCCACAGAGTTATTGGACATTCTACGGTGATGCAGCGGACGTACATTTGCGTCAAATAGCGTCATATTTTCGAGCCATTGCGCCACTTCGTCCTTGCCGACTGCCTTAACGTTATCAATTACCGCTTTATGCTTCGCTTCGTCCCAAAGACCGTTAATTCCGTACTTAGCGAAAATAGATTCATAATCATCTGCGTCCATAAGGAAAATTTCGGCCGTTCTTCTTACTCCTCCGACAACAACGTTATTTCCGATTAGATTTCCGATATCGAGAATGTGAATCGGTCGGACGTGTTTATAACCATTAACTGCGTCTTCTAGTGGCGCCAAGTTCGGATCAATTTTATTCTTCAGCACGCGGTCGACTCCTTCGAACATTTCCGCCAACGGTTCATGTCCAGACGCTGTTCCTCCGAATGTCTTCAGTCTTTCTCCAAGTGGTCTGACGGAATTATACGAAACTTTTACTGTGTGGACGTCTTCGTACTCCGGTTTAGTCAGCACGTCGAAGTAGAATCGCAATGCCTCAACCCAGCCTTCCTTGCTGTCGCCGACGTAAATCTTCGCGTACCCATTATCAAGTTTTGTAATCTTCGTATGCTCAAGTCGGAGGTCTTTCGATACCGGCTCATATGGAGCATTAATTAGCGTTGTGTTCGTGCGAATTGGGGCTAGATTATTCGCGAATTCTTTCGTACATTTGAACCCCACGCCTGTGCCGACAAGCAGTAAGTAGAATAAGTCACCTAAATCGCTCCAACTCCGGATATTGACGAAGCTACAGTTGAAATTTGCCAATGGATACTTTTCAGCAACTCCGCCATCCGCACCGCCAATCCACATTGTTCTGCCTGATAAGAATTGGCGCAGATTAAACATGCTGTCGAATAAGTCTTCCGCTTCTTTGCGATGTTTCTCCAAGTCAACAGGATAGCCGATTTTTTCGTTATGTTTAACGGATAATTCAACGTTATACTCAACCGCACGCCTAACCGTTTCCTTCCAGTTTTCACGACGCCCTTTTTCCGGCAAGAACCTTGAGTAAGTCCGGAAGTATACAAACTTGCCAAGCGCGTTCATATGCGCAGGAAACTCCGGGTATTTTCCGATAAATTCATTCGTTAATAGTTGTGTTGTCTTAGTCATTCAATCCGCTCCCTTTTATGCGTTCTAATTCTGCTTCTATTCCGATAATTCCGCCTTTAATCTTGCGCCACTCTATCATCTTGTCGCCGTATTTGTCCGCGAGATGTTTTAATTCGAATTCAATCTCGCGGAGCTGGCGTTCCATATCAACGTGCAATTTTTCGAGTTGTTCTTCCGTGGTCATTTCTTAATCAGTCCTTCGCGAATCAGGTAGGCGAGCGCGATAGCCGCTGCATCCGAATGGTCATCGCTATCGAACTTGTAATCTTCGCCAAGCCCAAGTATCTTACGGACATGTTCGGCGACCTCTGGTTTTTTCGCTGAGCCATTCCCCGTCACCGTTTTCTTGACGTTACTTGGCGTCAAATGTTCGCCGACTTCGTATCCATATCGTGAGAGCGCCCGCTCGACAGCCGCCCAACATCCGTGTATCTTATTGTTCTGCGCATAGTTACGGCTTGGCGGCCATATTTCGCGTGCTATCACGTCAAATGGCTTATTTTCGCGAATGAATAATAGCGTAAATGCCTCGATTTCCTCGTAGCGGAGTGCCTGCGCCGTGCTCGAGTCTGTCGTAAAGTTTGCCGTCTTGATGAGGCGAGGATTTCCGTTTTTAACTTCAACGATTGCGAATCCTGGACTCGTCAAGCTTAAATCGAGTCCAAGAACGCGGAAAGGTTTCGTCTTACTCATTTTGACGCGCCTCTTCGATAAACATAAACGCATCGACGAACTGATCCTTTTTCCATTGCGGAAGCCCTGAGCGTTGCATGCGTTTGACTTGCGCCTTTAATATCGAAAATTCATCGTCAGTCAAGCTCTGCGCACATGCCGTCTTGAATCCGTTAAAGGTCCAACGAGACAAGTCAAGCGCCGGAGGTGTGTCGTTAGCAATACACTTCGCTATCTCGGCGAAGCTATCTAGCAATTCCTGACGGTCGGCATCCGTAATCTCGAAGCCAAACGCTCGAATGTCCGGAGTCGCTTCGTAATCCTCGTCGCTCATCACCCACGCCTTTTTAGCCGCGTTCACGTAAAGGATGATGTAGTAATCGACGTTATACATGATCGAGTAGGCAACGCATTGCTTTCGGTGGCCTTCCTCCGCTTCCTTGAAGGAATAGAGCGACGTTTTGGCTGGCGTGCTTTGCTTCGACTTGATTTCGAGGCCGACACGAATGATTTCGCCCGTCTCTTCGTTCACATACTGCATGATGCCGTCACAGGTGCCGTACAGGTAAAAGCGCTGTCCGTTATGGTAAATCTCGTGATTCTTTTTCGCAAAATCTTCGAATACTGGCGTGCCATCATCGTTGCGTTCGAATCGGAAAGGACAGCCGGGCAGGTTTCGCTCCATTGCGAGTACCGTCCGTTGAATCACGTCTCCGATAGCTGTTCCGATTTCTTTCCACCTGCCTTGGTACGGAGGTTGAGGATTAACGTCTTTCTTAGCGCGCTTTGCCTTAAGATAGAGCTCTCGCGGGCAGGCTTTCGAACTAGACGGACTGAAATACGGTCGTTTCGGCCATACTGTCGGTGGGTTCGAGTACCATACGTGAATCTGACGGTCGAGCTCGTTATCAAACTGCTCAGGCTGCGAATACCATCGATCAAGTTCCTGCGTGAAATGGCGTGCGATTTCGTTTATATTCGTCAAATAGATTCCTCCTCGTTATCTAAGCGTTTATTTGCGATTTCTATATACTCAGACTCTCGCTCGAATCCGATGAATTTTCGTCCCGTTCTTACGGATGCGACAGCTGTTGTCCCGCTTCCCATGAAACAGTCGAGGACGATATTACCTTCGTTTGAAGAGTGGCGAATGATTGCTTCGATAGTTTCTAACGGTTTAGGAGTTACGTGTCCTTGTTTCTGAGCGATTTCATAATTCCATACACTGTGATGCGTTTTTAGGTTGTTATACGTATACTTAGATGCTTCATACAAACTCCGCAAATCATCGTAGCTGATAAACTCGAATTCTACTGCTCTAGGAAGTTCAGAAATCGCGTCGTAAGTTTCTTTCGTGGGCAAATCCCACTGCGAACTGTTATACCGGAAACAGTGGTCAGCACGCTGTCCGACAGTCTCAATAATAGTCTTTTTACTCAATCCGATAGACGAGTGTAATTCCTTGAAATATTTACGAAGGTCCGTAAACCCAAAACCGCTTTTATTAGATCCGTATTCGTCTTGCAAAGTGTAGAACAAGCAATATTCCGCCATCTGCTGATAATTACGTAAGCCTCCGACCTCGACGAACCCATCAAGGAATCCTTTATTGGAGGCTGAGTCAAAACGCTTATTCCATACGATAAACTGCTTATATACGAAATTAGTCTCAATCTCTATCGACTGCATTAATCGCCAAATTTGCGTCATATCGTTATGAAACCAGTAAAAGGAACCACTGTCCTTTAAAACACGTTCGCACTCCTTAAATACGTCCGACATCCACTGAACATAGCCTTCAATCGTCTGCCACTTATCCCATCGTTTATCCTTGCCGATATTATACGGAGGATCGATTACGATTAAATCGACTGACTTGTCGGGAATCAGCGCCATGCCTCCGTCGCTTAAACAATCACGTTGATATATCCGGTTTAATTCCAGCCCGCCGAGCAATTCTTTCGTCATTCCGCATCCTCCCCGTCTTTTCCGTTAATCAAGTAAATCTCCGGAGCCTCTGGCGATAACAACGTCTTAGCCACGAAAGCCAACAACGTTATCGCCGCCGCTTGGGCTAGCCTTCCGCCGTGAAAGACGACAGGTAACGCGAAGTATACCGTCGCCATCACGATTGCGAAGTTTGCAATGCGGGCGGTCATTTGCGTGCCTCCATTAAATACGCCCAATAAACTTCTCTACTTTCGAACCCATTATCGCGTAATATTTCATCGACTAACTTCGAATCTTTCCGTTCTGCATACGTGATAAATTCGCCATTCAATCGGACTTGATACCATTCTTCTCCGTGTACTTTTTCGAAAGTATATCGAAGAGTCATCAGCGCACCACCTTAGCGTGCTCGATTGCGTCGATGATTTCTTCGGTAGGACGTAGGCCGACGATGCGGTGGACTTCTACGCCTGATCTCTCTAGCACCATTACGGGCACACTCGATAAACCGTATTGATCGATGACTTCCGGCTGCTCTTCGATATCAATATTTTCAAGCGTCGCACCAAGTCCGAATAAATCGATATCGCCAAGGTAGTTCGCTAGTGCTTTGCAAGGTCTGCAGTCTTGTCGTGAAAATTTCTTAATTGTAATAATCGCCATTAGTTCGTTTCCTCCCGTTTTTGCCAATTCGCAGTAACGAATCGGACTCTCTTTTCGTAAGATTCATCGGTTTTATAATCTTCGCGATAAACTGCAGATGGGCCTTCGAAGAATTCAGTAACCGACATCCCCTCGCCCCATCTGCGGGAAATTTCGATATCACATTTATTAGGCACATTTCCGAACGCATAGGTATTTACCATCGTTCTTTCAAAGTCCGCAACATCAGCTCTTGTTAAAGATTCAGGTACTACATTGAGGGCTTCGTCATGGACCGTGACCCACATACGCCAATCCTCTTTTCGCTGACATAGTTGATATAACGCATTTAACGTCGTCTTAGATTGGATAGCGCTCGATCCTTGCACCCTTGCGTTAGTAGCTTGACGGTCTGCTTGACTCTTTTGTCCGTAAGTGGCTTTTCGGTCTAATGCAGTCGGCAGTCGGCGCTTGCGCTTTTCTCCGTCCATATAAACGAATCCATGTTTGCGAACAAACTTCGTATTTTCATCGATCCACTTTTTAACGAGAGGCAACCGGTCAAAGAAGTCGGCGAGAAATGCTTTCGCTTCTTTTTCTGAAATGCCGAGCTGCTGACCGAGTGTTTTCGGCCCTGTTCCATACATACTCGCAAGTACGCCGGTTTTCATTGCTTTACGTTCAAACGTTCCATCTCCGCACTCTTCATAAGGCTTGCCGAATACTTCACTCGCCATTGATGAGTAGATATCGCGACCTGTCTGATAAGCTTCAAGCAACGTTGGTTCCTGCGTAAAGTAAGCGAGGCACCGGACCTCCTGTTGCGACCAGTCTCCGCCTAACAATACGTAACCAGGTGGCGCAATAAATAACTTACGGGCCGGATAAGGCTGATTTTGAAGGTTAACGCCTGACTCACCACCGCTTGATAATCGGCCTGTCTTCGCACCATTTTGATTAAAATTCGTATGAAGCTTTCCGGTACGTGGGTCGATTAACTCCGGCAATACTCCGATATAAGTCGAATAAAGTTTGTTCATGCCTTTATATTTGAGTAGCTTTTCGATAATCGGATATTCTCCGGCTAACGGTTTTAATACCTTTTTGGCATCCGTTGAAACAAGCGTAAGTCCTGTTATACGTTCAAGTGCAGGCTTTAACTGTGCTGGACTATCGATATTAATGTCGCCAAACTCTTGTATCAATTCCGCTTTCATGCGTTCGATGTCCGCTTTCATCTCAGCGCCATATGTTTTGGCATACTCTTTATCGATTTCAAATCCGGTCGATTCCATATAAACAAGCGTCTTAATTAACGGAACCTCTACCGTCTGAAAATATTCAAGTACGCCAGGCATTTTCGCCAAGTGCTCCCGTTGAAAATTTCGTAATTTAAGAGTGACGTCACCGTCTTTTGCCGCATATGCCAAGGCTACTTTTAAATCACTAACCTCGTCAAATCCGATTTGTCCGAATAAATCCCCGTAAGTTAAAGAAGGAATCTTTAAATACTTTGTTACGAGGTTTTTAAGCGCGAATGACGTTTCGTTTTCGTTAAGCATCCGCATAGCCTCTTGCGTATCCCATGTCAACCCACGTAAATCAATTCCGTCTCGGTCGAGCATATGAATATCGAATTTAGCGTTATGTGCGAGCTTTCCGATTCTTTCGTCCTCGTATATCGGTTTAAGATGCTTCCATACGAGTTCTTTCGGCAGTTGTTTATGATCCGTCTTATGACCAGTTGGAATATACGCGTGTATATCCGCCTTAACTGCTGTTATTACATGACCGACAATGTAGTCGTTCCATACGTCAACACCCGTTGTCTCAACGTCAAAGACAATCTCGTCTTCTTTCGAAAGCAACAAGGTAAACTCCCGCAGCTTTCTTTCGTCGGTTATTAGCCAGTAATTATCCGGAGTTTCATCGACCATCTTCCGTAAGGTTGATTCGCGCATTTGCTCTCGTAGTTGCCGCCACAAGCGCAAAGCCTCCGCTTTACTGAACTTTTTCGAAACGGCAGCGGGCTCTCTGCCTACCAGGCCCGCATCCATTCCGTTTTTCACTTCGATAAGTCTTTTCTGATCGCTCTCGCTATTGTTCATCGCTAGTATACGCGTCCATGCCTCGCTAAGCGTTTCCGTCGCATCCGCCTTCTTCTTGGCCGCCGATTTGACCCGCGCATTCGCTTCAGCAGCCGCGCCATCGTCCGCCTTAATATTTAATGTTAGTTTAGGCGTCATTCCTCATCACGCTCAGCCTCGAGAATTGCAAGCGTAGTGTTGTCGCGCATCTTCTCGAAGTAGCAGTCGGTATCGCAGTACCATTCGCCTTCGACCAGGTCTTTGACGTACTCGCCGCCTTCGAAAAGGTCGCCTTCACAATGGGCGCATAATCTTACGCTGGCCGGCTCGGCTGGTGGCGTCGTTTTCCATCGGTCGAACTCGTACTCCCACGGCTCTCTCATACAACCGCCCCTTTTAAGTGCTCAATTCCGATTTCCAACTTCGTCCACTTCTCTTCGATGTTGGCCGCCGTTACCCAGTACTCGGAGATATTCCGATTGGCGAACATGTAAACGTCGCTGTTCAATACCGCGATAAACAAGTCGCAATCATCTTGGTCGTAGACTTTGCCGTTGTTCTTCCGTGTGTAGCAAACGATTTCACCGTTACGATCATCGCGAACCCTTGCGCTTTTAATTTGAATTCGTTGCCACTCCGTAGAGCCTGGCGCCCTTGCTACGAGATCGAACGCTTCGGGAGCGATTGGCTCCGCAACGTTCCATCCGTTAGCAAGTAGCGCCGTTTGGGCGAGGAGTTCAGAGTGACGTCCTTTCGTAATAGTTGCGTGTGCCATTACTCCGCCTCCCGCTTAGCTTTTAAAATATCGACGATGTCTTGACGCGTTTTTCCAAGGAGGTCGAGTGCTTCCGACAATAATTCGTAATCCTCGAAATCTTCTCCGCGACAATAATCACAACTTGTTTCTTGCGACCAGTTCGAACCTTTAGGAGTAAATCCGTCCTCTTCTTCGCGAAAGCCATCAGACTCGGCGCAACTATCGGAGCACCATTGTCTGCCACATTCGCAAGTGACGTAATCTCCACAATCAGGAAATGTATCTCCGCATGTTTCACAAGCTAAAAAGTCAACGCCCATTATTTCGCCTCCTAAAATTCGAATTTATCTTCGGATAAGTCGCCAAGTCCGTCTCCACTAGCGCCGATGCTCAAGCCGATAAGCGTAATATCGAAGCCCGCCGCCACTAAGTTTTCAATCTGCTGCTTTTCGTCAGCCTCGAATAACAGTCCGTCAAATAGAGACATATCGAATGTCTTATCTGCAAACTTAGCGAAATTCTCGCGTTCTTTATCGGACAAATCTTCGTCCATATCGATAATTGGCGATAAACTTACGACGGTCGACGTGCTGCTTCCGCTCTTGCTTAATTCGAACGCCAACTTGCCAAGCTTCGCCGCATACTTCGCAATAACTGCGTGGATGCCTTGCGCTTGCTTTTTCGATAGGTCGACGATGATTGGCTCGCCAGTTGTTAAGTCGATAAATCCGAAGGCATAGCGTTCTTTGGCGCGATACTTGCCGGCTTCCGCTTTGTATTCCTCAGCTTTGGCGGCTTGACCTGCGTCCTCTGCTTTGCGCTTTAAGTCCGAATAGTAGTTCGAAGCAAGATCCCACGGTGTGAAGTTTGACTCTGCGAAACCTTTGGCGTTTTTGACCGAAGGGTCTTTCGCAACGAAACTGTTGACCTTCTTAAAAATTCCGTAGCTGTAAAACTTGATTAAGTCCGTTGTACTTGTTACGCGGACTTTGTACGAACTGCCACTCTTGAAGCTTGCGAATTCCGCTTTGCTTCCGTTACCACCTTCGTTTGATGCGTTTAGCGAGTTTAGAGCGTCAGCTCCGCTTTGAAATTGTGTCATTCGTTTTCCTCCTTGCCTTTCGGCGTTTAGTTTTCGAGTATCGGCAACGCCCACACCCGCACGACCTGACTCATCAGGCGGTAGACGGTCAATCCTACCGCGACGACCCGAAGGCCGTTTCGTCAATTATTTTCTTTCATAAGGAGGTGTCGAGCGTCTCCAGTCGCCCGTGGTCGCTTCGAGGGCCGCCAAGTCCTGGACGGTGAGCCGACCGTTACGTACAGTCTGCTTGCGTCAGCGCCTTTGTTTCGAAGCGTTCACGGACGGGCGAAAGTTAATTCGCCTTGGCGTCATTTATTTCGTTTGGATTCGCATGACATTCGTAAACATAAGCGCGATATTCCTCAAATGACATTGCGTTTGCCGACGCAAGCCATTCTATTAGTCTATCGAAGCGCCATTGTTCTAGTTTGAAACGTTGCCTATTCGCCTCAAACCATTCGAAGATGTTTGCGCTATTTTTAGATATATTTAAGTCGCTTCTCAGCGGTGCCATATTACCGAAAGTTGTTCCTCCATTTCCGGTAGCTATCGGTATAACATGATCCCAATGGTAATCACCATCGTCACCGGTTAATGCACATCCTCCAAACCAAGACAATGTTACTTCCATCTGCTCTGAGGTGAAATCGTCTGGTAAACTTATTTTTCTAGCTCTTCGACGTTGCTTGATTAATGCGACTTTGTCGGGATTATTTTTTCTGTATTCTTGTTTTGCCTTTATATAATGATCTTTATTATTTTGGTACCAATTTCTAGCATTCTCTGCAATTCGTTCCTTGTTTTCCTTGTAGTACTTCTGTTCGACTTCTTTAACACGTTCCTTGTTTTCTTCTCGGTACTTACGCCTATACTCCGGATTATTCTTTCGCCATTCTTTATTAAGTTCTATATGGTAATCCCTATTTTCCTCGTGCCATTTCCGTTGGTACTCCCTATTACGTTCGTTGTTATTTGTACGCCATTTGCGAGTTAATTCCGCCATACACTTTTTACATTTTGATTCACGCCCTCCTATAGTATATTTATCATTGCGTTCCGAGAATTCATCTAGCGCTTTAACCTCGCCGCAATCTCCTCTACACTTTTTTGCGACAATTTCTCCTGACCGGTCTTCGTAGTAAACGGTCTTCCAACGCCCTTTAGTGACTTTCTCTGTCAACCCTTCGAGATTCATTTCGTTCCTCCTTGCGTTAGACTTCGTTAACATTCACGCCAAATTTCCCAACTTCCCCACGCAGCTACCAGTAATAAATACGCTCCGAACATCATAGTCGCACCGCCTTTATATTTTTTATCGATACATTTTCGTTATTGCCATCGCAAAGTCGGATAGGATCGTGTTGTAACCGCTCAATTTGTCGCTCAAACGACGTATGTTTTAGGTACTCCGGCGTATAATAGGAAGAGAAACGTTTATTTAAGAATTTTCCCAACTTCGTAGCCTCCTTTGGCGTTGCGTTTTTGGCGAAAATAGCGTACTATATTAAAGATTAAAATTTGATTAAATCGTATTACGTGTCAAGACAACGTATATACAAAACGAAATTAAGTTGATATAATGAACGCGAGGGGTTAGACCTAATGCCTATTGGCCTAACCGACCTCTTAAAATTAAAGCGCTACTAAAAAGTCGGTATAATCGCCGTACTTTTTTGAATCAAACTTGCCGGCCAGGCGTTTGAGTGAGCGTATAACAGTTGAATGGTGTAAACCGAGAGCTTCACCGATTGCCGTCGGAGATGCATTCTCACTTACCAGGAACGCTTCAACAATTGCCGTTGTTTTAGCATCCGCATCGTTCAGAAGAGAGTCGATCAGTTGCCGCTGGTCGGCTTTTTTCTTTGCGATAATTTCTTCTTCGATTCTGAATCCGCTGTCGATTTCGAAGCTTGCCGGCTTCTCATCCTCTTCTGATTCCACTTCGTATTGCTCGAATTTTCTTCGTGTTGTCAATTTTCGTAGTAGCGATTTGTAGCGGCTGTTTAGCGAGAGGTGAAATAACTTTACGAAGTCGCCGCCATTCTTTTCAACTGCGTCCAATGACCGGAGTAACATATCATCGAAAATCTCCATAACGTCGTGTTTGTTTGCCATAAACGTTGATGTCGACCAGTAGGCGATCTTCTTTCGGTACTCTGCGTGTAGGCTGCGGTAGACTTCGTTGAAATCCGCTTCGCCTTTCGTTACCAGGTATCGAGCTACTGCGTGGTTGATATTTAGTTTTTTACTTTCGTTCATTTTATTACCTCCCGTTTTATCGGCTACATAATGTATGTCGCACGACTTTTTGTTTTCGCGCACTTTTTTGAAATTTTCTTTAAAAACTTTTTGGTGCGTGTCTACAATAAATAATATAGCATGGGCGATTGGTAAAATGTAGAAAGTAGGCAATCTTTCAATTCTGACTCTTTGTCTACTACAGTGTACATAAAAATCGCATAAAAAAAAGACGACCTCAATGGCCGCCTTAAGGAGTTTCTTTTATTTATTTCTAGGATTAACCTCCGACTTTCTCTGAGTAAGTGACAATGCCGCCGACTTTTTCGCTGGCAGTATCTTTTCCTCCGTTGCTAAGCACTAATGGAACTGCGATGATTGCTGACGCGATTAAAACACTTAATAAAATTTTCTTCAAATTCAACATCCCCTTTGGTTTCGGTTTTAATTTCAATGAATTCCTCGATCAATGCGGAACTTTCACCTAACTTCTTCGCTTCTCTGGCTGCCATACTTGTAAAGAAGTAGTTGCCTCGTTTGAAAAAGTACTTGCGACATTCGTGCATTTTCTCTAAGGAGTTTTTGGCCATAGCGCATAAGAAAACTAAAAATTCATCGTCGCCTCCCTGGAAAACCGCCTCCCTAATTAGTTTTAGTTCGAATTCGCTTCCCTCGTTATTCTGTAGTCTGAGAAGTATAGGATCGGCGTCGGCGTCTAGTTGAATGTCTAAATAGAGTTTTGCGAAATCTAAATCTCGTCGAGCGTTATTTTCTATATCTTGCTCTCCGAGAGTTTTAGTGATATCGTATCTTATCTGAAGATATTTAATTGCTTTTTCTTTATCTTCGGGCAAGTACGACATCCCTAATATATATGTCGCGCCCGCAACTGTTTTCGCGCAGATATCTGCATTAATTATTAAATTAGCGTAAAAACGAGCTGAATCAATGTCGTTTAAATGACGGCTAACGTGGCCTAATACTTCGGCAACCCTATGTAAGTAACACTCTTTGATGAATAACTGCCTGTCTCCCAATTTGTTGATTTCTTTCTCGGCTTCTTTTGCAGTTGCCAGCATTAACGAGTAATTTTCCGCCCAGTAATAATTATAGCATTTGATGATATCGGATAAAATAACTAACTCGCCTTTTAACTGCCCGACTTTATCGAGTCTGGTTATTAAATCCTTCGCTCTAATCTCATTCGTATAGAAATCGTATAAGATGGTATAAATCGCGACGTGTTTACTTAGAGCGCTGTCATCGCTATACTTATCAATAAGCGTTTTTAAAAGCTCTTTATTCCGAGTGATCGACGCATACTCAAAGCTTTGTTTTATAGCTTCCGTAGTATTGAAGCGCAAGCACCATCCGTCAAACACTTCTTTTTGGTTGTCCGGATGAAGAACATAAGATAACCGTAAGAATTTACGGAAACTTAATTGCCTTTTATTTGTATGGAATTTTGACATATCATCCTTAGTGCCGTCGATCATTTCGGCGACTAGGTTGTACGTTAAATAATCGTGGTTTTCAATTGTATCGCAAACTTCTTTAGACAGTTTATCCATTCGGAAATCCCCTTTCAAAAATGATGTTAAATTTTTCCGTTGTCTGTTATAATTGAATTGTACCACGAATGTACACTAAAGTATACATAAAATTAGGAAGGAAATGGTTAAAATGATAGATTTTTCGCCACTTCGTAAAACCTTAACTGAGAAAAAGATGGTGATTAGCGACATGCGTGGCATAGTCCTTCATCAGAAAACAATCGCCGCCATTAATCGTGATGGCGACGTCAACCTAAGTACCGTCGAAAAGATTTGCTTATTTCTGGACGTCCCTATCGAAGCAGTAGTTCGCTTCACTCCTGACGGCTCCAAGTCGAAATAATTAAATACATACGTTTTTGCGAGGTGAAGCGCCACGATTGCGGTCGGAAAGTGCTTGCTTCGGAACATACGGAAATCCCGCGGTCTTACGCAAACACAACTCGGCGACCGAATCGGAAAGTCGAAATCGACGATTTCCGGCTGGGAAAATAAACGCAACGTAATGGAACTCGATAGCGCAATGAATCTCGCTGAAATACTCGGCTGCGAAATCACCGATCTTTACGAATGGGTTTATGTCGATCCGTCCGAACGCAAGCGAAAAAGGAAAGGTAAGTAACGGAACAGAGCGTTACCTACCCCGACCAAAGGTACGTAAATTCACGTACAACTGATCCGAAATTTTCGCTTCCTCAACCGCCTCACGCAAGGAACTCACTCCGTACTTCACTAGCGCCTCGTTGGCGTCCTTGACGAAAAAGCCGTCATTGTGGCCATCCGCTCTCACATACGCCTGCCTCACGCGCACATGCCCTTTCATCGCCGCTTCAATTTCCCGACGCAGTTTGCCGCCTGCTTTATCGTTGTCGCAACAGATGATTAATTCTGAAATTTTCGAACGCAAGAGTAAATCGCGCTTCTGTGCGTTAAAATTAGCGCCGCCAACCGCTACCGCACTATAGCCCGCTTGAAGCCAGCTCATTGCGTCGATTTCCGCCTCACAGATTACCGTTGTCGCTTCCGCCTGGTCAATTCCGTAAACTAACTCGCGAATAGGTCGCCCGCCCCTATGATACCAGAAAGTTTTCCCGTAGACTGTGCGGTACTTCACACTTTCTAAAGTTTTTTTCGGAGAGCACCACGGAATAACTGCCGCTCTGCTTTCGCGGTCATAAAGAACGCCCATTTGCCTTTGGACTTCCTCGCTAATGCCGCGCGATTTCAGATACGCATAGTCTTCCGTATAGTTTGCGAGAATACTAGCGCTCAGCGACTGCCTAGATCGCTGAACTTGAAGCCGGACCGGTCGGAGCGTGATTACATTGGTTTGGCTATCGTTTATACCGTATTCTCCGAGCAAGTACTCCTCGGTTTCCTCATACGTTTCGTTGCGAAGAAAGCTTAATAGTTTCGTGAAATTGCCGCTCGCCCATTCCGCGTCATATGCGCCTGAGTCGCCCCAACATCCGGCATACTGACCGGTGAAGTTAACGAAGAAGCTCGGCGTTTTGTCGTAACGGAAGGGGCTCGCTGCTATCAGCTTATCTGACGACCATTTCGGGCGCACCCAATTAAATTGCTCGAGCTCGGTGCGGATGTCGACCGCCACGTCCTGACCGCGTATTCGTATTGGTTCCATCGTGCATGCCTCCGCATCTAAATATTCAAAAACTTGAATATACATGTTTGAGTACTTTATAATATTACGCCTGTCTAAACGATGTGTAAATAGGTGAAACTTGTCGATTTATGTCGTTTGTAACTATTTTGTAATAAAAATTCCAAATTTGTTCTTTTGTAGAACGAACTTAACATACCTACAAATGGAACACACCATCCAATTGCAGATTATTTTACCCATCCACTAAAAATCGAACTGACTCACGGCCGCCTCTCCGGTTTCCACCTCGCGAACTATTCCGTAATTCGGCAGATACAACACTTCGACCTGCGTACCCTCACCGCCGTTTCGCCCTTTGCCAATCTCGATGATCCCAGCGCCATCCAACGTATCAATGCCGAATACATTCGCAGCATCCTCGAGGACCGCTTTCGTCTTTTTTATCTCCGCCCTTTTGGGAGCCCTTAACTCACGATTGCCTTCGTCATCCCTATCATCCTTCACTTCGTCCGCCTGAGTAATAACGTGAATCACGGCGCCAGTCAGTCCGGCCAGCCTCCGAATCCTCTTCGAAGTATTGGCGACATCACCGCCGGCAACCTTTGACGTATTGGCCTCGTAATCCATCAGGTAAATCGGATCGACGACCACGACGTCAGCCTTTGTCGCAAGGATATCCGCCTCCAACTGCTTCACATCTCGCGTAAAGAAGTCGGCATCATCAGCAGCTCTCAGCGTAATATTGCCCGCCAAGTGCTCTCCTTCCGCCATTTGCGATAAGAATATTTCGAAGCCCGCCTCGAATTCGTCCGACAGCTTGCCGGTTAACAACGCTCGATTTTCGAAGCCTGCCTCGTAATCAATGCCGTCGATGTTGGCGTTGACAATGCCTGCCCTGGCGCTGATTGCCGAATAGGCTCGCGCCATCCACTCAAAGCGCGACATTTCCATCGCCCAGACGAGTACGTTAGCGCCTTGGACCGCTGCCTCAATCGCTTCCTCCATCGTAAATACCGACTTACCGCGTCCTGATCGCCCGTGCCATGTATACATGTTACCGCTGAGATATCCGCCAATTTGTTCGTTTATGGACGGAAACTTGCTACGCCATATTTTGAAGGATTCGCCGTCTTTTCGCCTGCGGTATTCGGCAAGGAACGCTTCGGCGTCCGATTTGATGTCCGTTCCTATTTTACTACGAACGCTTGTTCTTAGTTTAATACTTTCGACTTCGGATTGCAACCATTCGAACATCTTAAATATATCTTTTTGTCCGACATTTTCGAATTGTTCGCCGAGCTTGCCGTTAACCAGTTCCGCAAATTGCACTTTTGCCGAGTGCTTCTTTATTTCGCGCGCTAAAAACTCGTAGCTGTCGCCCACCTGCGGCGTGTAGACGAAGTCCGGACACTCCGCCGTAACTGTTGCGTAGCCGGGCGCCTGCCCGCGATTCTTCTCGGCATAATCGAGGATATACCGGAGGGTCTGCCTATCACCCTCCGTCGCACAATCCTTCGCTGTAATGCCGTATTTTGTTAGCGCCTGGACGTTGTTATCGTCGATCGCCTTGCTCAGTAGCATTTGCGTATAGTGCATTCGCTCACCTCCGTAATTTTTATACTAGCATAGTCCGTAAGTCCCGTGAATACGAAATACATTTTTACCGATTTTTGGTTATTTTGGTCGCAATATGTTCGAAGTGCGACTATTTATCCCACAAATAATCCAAGTGTTCGATATAACCATTAAGTTCTTCTTCTGACATATTATCAATATCAGCCATTGACATTCCAAACTCTCTTTCACTGTTTCTAATGAATTCTCTTGGTGATTCATCATTTGTCGCACCTACTATCAGTGAACAAAACGGAATGTCTAAATGTTCCTTTTTAATTTTCATTTCCTCTCCTCCTAACGACACAATTTTTGTCTATTCTTCAGTTAATTTCCGTTCAGCCGTTTCGTCCTGTATCACTTCTAAGCGTTGGTTAGCAATGCGGACATATTCCGTTTCCAATTCAAATCCGATAAAGTTGCGGTCAACTCTTGCGGCAGCTACACAAGTCGACCCACTTCCGCAGGTTAAATCGACTACTATATCGCCATCATTGCTGAACGTCTTTATTAAGTCTTCAAGCAATAATACAGGCTTTTGCGTTGGGTGAAATCCATCATAATCCTTCTTGTATTTAAGGATATTTGACTTAAATTTATTTCCTTCCCAGAGATTGAATGTGCTGGAATAACTTTGTTTATACACGGTGTCTATTGCTTTCAACTGTTCGTAGGTTTCTTCAAACTGGATATAGTTACTCAAAAACTCGTACATTTTATAATCCATAAAATCGAACCTGCCACTGTTAAATCCGAATTTAAACGAGGCGTGTACCTTCGCGACTGTGCGTTTTGAGTACCTTCCTTCCTTAGTGAATAAGTCGAAGATGTAGTCCCTGCCATACTTTTCTAAATATTTTTTCATAGTCTCTCTTAATGGGTGTTTAGCTTCGTGATAGTCATTCTTACTAAATATAAGAATATCCTCATAGAAACTAACCATCGCTTTATTCACGCCGAGAGCATTAGCGAAATTGTCCTTTTCCCATATAGCGCGATATGAAAATGGTAAATTAGGTATCGCACAGTTTATTAATTCGGTAGTGTAAGGCTCTTGACTGAACAGAATCATTTTGCCATTTTTCCGCAAAACACGATTAGCAATTTCGAACACTTTCGCGGGCTCAATAGCGTGATCCCATCCGTTAATTCCGAGCTTTCGTCCGCCATCAGTATTCATATTTCCGTAGGGCAAGTCAGTCAGTATCAAATCCACGCTTTCATTTTCGATAAGTTTGCTTCCTTCTAAGCAGTCCATTTGATATATCCGGTTTAACTCCAAACTCCCTAGTAACTTTTTCCTCAATTAATTCGTTCCCCTTTCGTTAAGTCACAATTTTTGTCTATTCCGTCTCAACTATCTCCTTCAATTTCGCATCTATCGCCATCACGCGATCCCCATACGCCTCATCATTCGTCTTCGCCAACATATCCGCAGCCCAATTCCGCAAGTCTAGCAAGTTATCAATCTGCTCGCCGCGCTTCTTCCGTGCCGCCTTCGCTTCCTTCGCCAATTGTGCGCTTAACTCCCTTGCCGTCGGCTTGCGTGGTTCCTTTTTCGCCATATTCATTACACCTCCGAAATATTTTGAAATATCGATTGCCCATTCGCTTGTGTCTAACGGCTTACTTGCGCCCGTCGGTGCAGGATTCGCCGCCAGCCAAGCGTCCGCCTTGTCTGCCGTTTCCACTAGCGTTAAGTCCTCGACGTCTGCCTCCAAGAATTCGCCGCTGTGCGCATCTACCAATTCGTAGACCGTTTCTGTCCATGTTTCGTTAGGATAGCGCCAAGTGTCCGTGTGGTATCCGTCAACGCGGAATACTCTCGGCCAGTAACCGTCCACTCGGACTAAGTCGAAGAAATTGAAGTAAATTTCGTTTTCGTTTTGTTCGTCGCTCATCGCCTCATCCCCCTTTTTGAATCTCCGCTGAATTCGAGTACGGCAGCCATGTCAGAAATACGATCTACGATTTTACCTTCCGGATCTTCATCGATAAAAAACTCGCGTAAGTCATCAAGCGACTTATTGGACGTATAGATAGTAGGTAAGCGATTCGATGTTCTGTAATCGCAAATATCGTATAAGATACCCGCAAAGGAGGTCGTAGCTTTGCGAACTGCAATGTCATCCATTACTAAAAACGGCGTAGTCTTTGCTCGTTCAATATCGCGTATCAATTCCTCGCCGAGTTTCTCTTTCGTTGATAATGACGCAGGTAAATGCGTTTTATTATGCGTCTGCTGCAAATTATTCACCGATAAAAAGTACGCAGGATTTTGAAGCGCTTGTCGTCCTCTTTTAATGCTGCCGAGATAATGCGTTATTAAATATTCGTTCAGTGCAGCACTGGCCGTCGTTGATTTTCCCGTACCGGTATTTGCGCTCCAAAGGAATAACGACTTTATCCTTTCGCCGTTCTCGTCGAATTGCCTTTCGTACGTCTTAATGTAAGCATCGATAGCCTTATACACGCCTGCCTGAGACGCCCTTGCTGGCGAGTTTTCAACGGTGACTAAGCGATAGTCCCTCGGAACATTTGCCGACGCTGAGCGCCCTCCTAGTCCGCTTAAACCGTGCATTGCTATGGCGTGTGGACATTGGCGTGTACAGTGTTCTGACCCTGCGATTTTACACCGACTAGCGAGAAGGCATGATTTTTCGTTAGTCAATAGCGTTCACCTCCTTTATAGCCATTCGGTAATATCTTCGATTGATTCTTGCGGTGTGTGATTGCGACGTGCTTCGGCCTGTTCTTTTCGTTTCACTTCAGCCAGCACCCTAGGAAGCACTCGAGCCCTCTGATACGTAAACATAAACGAAAAGTTAAGCCCAGGATAATCCCGCGTCGGCTTATATTCAGCGAGGCAGCCTTCGATAAATGCCTTAACTACTTCCGCCCCGTGTTCCGCCACCATCGCCTTAATCCATCGCCCTTCAATCGCAAAGCTGCGCGTTGTATATTTGATTCCGTATTTTGCTTCGTGCTGATCGTAGAGGAATTGGCGAAAGGTGGTTACGGTCCAGGATTCCTTCGGTAGGTTGCGCCAATCTTTAACGTTAGGCTTTTTCGTTGCCATCAGCACTCACCTCCATTAATGCCGGCGATTTTAAGACCGAGAATGTCAAGCGTTGCCATTACACCGTCCATCTGCCCGATAGTATATTCGTCTGGGGTTGATTCGGAAAGATACTTATAATATTTCTGTAGTGGTAGTCTTATTTCTTCAGGTATAATTACATTTTTAAATAAAAACACCCTAACCGCTCTTTCGGCTTCATCTAATGCTAGATAGTGCCCTAAATATCTTTGCTTTCCTTCTACTCGTATAATCGCTCTCCATTTATTCCGTTCCTTATCCCAAGAAACACCTCGTACACCACTCTTACTGTTGGACTGTGCCTTTTGTCTATTAAGTTGATTCTCAGAAGGAGTAACTGCTCTTAAGTTTACTTTACGGTTATCTAAAGGATTCCCGTTTATATGGTCTACTTGTTTATCCTCCGGACACTCAATTATCAATCTGTGTAACTTAACGTTTTTACCTTTCTGAGTTGTTGCGACGTATACTTTATCTCTGTAGTTTACATTCGCGCACCATGAATTCAGGATGCTACTCGCTATAGGTAAATCTTCGGTATCTATTAAAGCGATAAACTTACCTTTTGAGCGGTGATTTAACTCGATTTCTGTAACATCGCCTTTTGTAATATAGTTATTTTTCAAAGTTCCCACTCCAATCTTCCGCCACCTCATATCCGCAAATCAGCGCCTCCATCAGTTCGTCGTAATCGTGGTCGAAATGGCGCAGGATGACTTCGGATTGGGCAGCCTCGTAGCCTAGCGCTAGGATGTCCGTGAAGGCTTGCGTTTTGGAATCGGCTAGGGCGACGTAGTGGGCGATGGCGGCTGCGACTTGTTTCGGAACTCTTATCTTATTATTCATTTTCGACTATCCCCTTTTCGCAATATCTTTTATTCTTATAATCGTAGCGATAGATAGTGCTTTTCTATCTAGCGCAATGTTTTATGGCTCTCGTTATAATGGCTCTCGTTATTATGGTTATTGTTTATGTGACGTCCGCCGAGTGACGCTTACCGTGTGACGTTAGAATATCTCGAGCCCACTTATCGGCAATATCGTATACCTGACGTTATCCCACGTTTGCTTATCGTGATCCCGCGACTGAACCTTCTGAACGACCGCCCGCCCTTGCCAGCGATAATCACATAGCGACTTGATGCGCCTGTTTGCCGTTTCTCTGGCGACATTTAATCGTTGGGCTATCGCATATTGTGTCGGATAGCATTCGCCTTTTTCGTCCATAAACGCTGCTATTACGCAAAGTGTCTGCCAGCGTTCCGGTCCCATGTCGGCGATTAGTCCGCTGTGGACGGCTTCGACGTACATTTTAACGAAGATGCGCGTTTCCTTTTTTCCGGTGGTGAGCGATATTTCAGATTGAGTTTCGACTGATACGAGATGTTTGTCGGACATTATTGCGCCTCCTTAGACTTCTTTAACAACCTGCTTAGCGATTTCTAACGCTAAGTCATTTAGGCCTAAAGCTCTTATAACATCGCTCGCCCATATTTGAGGACCTCTCATTCCGTGAGGCTTTTCTTTTCTCGCAGCGATCATCTTTTTCTTTTCCTCGTTTACTTTTAAACCTGTTCGCGCATATATTTCAGCGTAAATTCTTTTGTAAGCGAGCATTTGTTTAGATTCTTCGTCAACGTATTGTTTTACGTACACTGAGAAGTCCGGCTTAGATGGTTCGAGTTTTTCAATACTCAACTGAACGGACGGCTTCGGCAAACCACATCCTTCAACCTTCTGCTTAATCTCTAACAAAGAAGATTCTTTCTTTTCAGGTAGTGCCGTTAATTTTTCAAAACCGAATATTTTCGCCGAAATTGCCGGAAACAACATTCGCGCTTCCTCTGCGAATTCTTTTCCGAAAACAATTGCTACTCCACCATTTTTTACGTTTTTTAAACTCAACATATTAATCGCTCCTTTTATTGGTTAATTATTAGTACGTCTTCCTCGGATAAGTTTCGTTCGATCGACTTCATTAATGAAAACATCGCCTGAATCGCATTCTGATATTCCGACTTACCTTCGCCTATCATTCCACTAAACTCTCTTGCGAAATGAGGCAGATGGCTATACTTTTCTACGAATTTTCGGACATCCTCAGAGAATTCGAATACAGCGTAAGTTATTGCGTCACCATTCGTTACTCTTGTCGTAGTACCTTCATAAACACCAATGTCGCCGAATCGTTCTTCATATTTACGAAGTTTTTCTTCCGCAGCTCCGTCCTTAACTTCAACGTACTCGGTACGAACTTCAACTTCTGGCTCTTTATCTTCGATTGATTCAAGTGTGTCGCGTAAGATTTGCGCGTCTCTTAAGGCAAGCTCGCGTTGTGCTTCCGCTGCCTTTAGCGCTTTTTTGACTTCGCGTAGCTCGCGAACGGTCATTTCGTCTACCATCTTAACCTCCTTTGTAGAAGGTATTACGTGCTCTTCTTTTAAGAAAGAAACCCTATCCACTTCAGCAGGTAGTGATATTAACTCAAAAATTTTCCCACTTTCAATATGGTACGACGTCGTACCGTTACCGAACTGTTCAAAAGCCTGTATAAATCTATTTGCCGTTTGTCGCTTAAACCCCACCACTGTTTCGCACCAGCTATTCCACTGACCTTTTGCTAAGTCATTTTCTTTTACATGTTTTAGTCTTTTACCTATTTCAAAAATCGCGGTACCCGCAACTTCTTTATAGGAATTAATCTCGACCGTTATCACATGCAAATCATCGCTTAGCGCCGTAACACTATTCACTAATTAATCCCCTCCGGTTTTATGCCGTGTGATTATTACGCCTTACACAATGTATGTCGCACGACTCCTGAACATCGCGCACTTACTTCGTAAAAAAAATCGAAAAAAAAATAACGATACCCGTTTCGGCACCGCTAGTCTCGCTTTCTATAACAATCATTTATCGCCTCGCGAATCTCCGCAAGCACGGGATTACCTTTTTCGGTTTCCTCTTTTACCCATTTATCTTGTTCTTCGTCAGATAACGCCCATAACGGCGAGTGAACTATGACCCTCGTATTTCCGAATTTATATTCTTTCATGTCAACCACGCTCCCAAACTGTATGTCGCGCCAGTCGGCTCTTTCGCGCAGATAATTTCAATTTACATTGGCGTGTATAGTCGGTTATAATTCGTGGAGAGGTGATTTAAATGAGTCGTCCTAGCGGCCTTAATATTGATATTTATTTACGTAAAAGTCGAAAAGACCTCGAAGAAGAAAAGAAAGCGAGCGAACACGGAGAAACTTACGATACGCTCGAACGCCACCGCAACACCTTGCTTTCTGTTGCGAAAAGGGAGCGCCACAACATCGTCCATATATATGAAGAAGTCGTATCCGGCGAATCCGTCACCGAGCGCCCTGAAGTTCAGGAAATGCTCCGCGAGTTAGAGGCTGGCGTAGTAGATGGCGTCCTCGTTATGGACTTAGACCGGCTGGGTCGTGGCGACATGCTCGACCAAGGATTACTCGACCGAGCCTTCCGTTATTCGGGCACGAAGATACTCACGCCGACCGAAGTTTATGATCCGGAATCGGAAACGTGGGAACTGGTCTTCGGAATCAAGTCGCTTGTCGCCCGCGAAGAATTAAAAGCGATTACCCGTCGTATGCAGCGTGGTCGAGTCGCATCGGCCGGCGAAGGAAAGTCAATTTCAAAGGTGCCGCCATACGGATATGCACGCGATGAAAATCTGCGTCTTTATCCCGACGTTGAAACGGCGTGGGTCGTTAAAAAGATATTCGAAATGATGCGAGACGGACACGGTCGCCAAGCCATTGCTCAAGAATTGGACAGACTCGGAATTAAGCCGCCAAACACTAAGCGTAAAAATTGGTCGCCGAGTAGCATTACTGCGATTATTAAAAACGAGGCATACATCGGAAATATCGTATGGGGCCAGATAAAGCACGTAAAACGGAACGGCAAGTATAAGAAGGTGAAAATGCCTCGCAATAAATGGACGATAAAAGAGAACGCTCACGATCCGCTAGTGTCGGCTGAGTTATTCGAAGCAGCAAACCGCGCACATTCCGGCCGTTGGCGGCCGTCTACTAACGTAGGAAGGGCATTATCAAATCCGTTGGCAGGCATCCTAAAATGCGAAGTGTGTGGATACTCCATGTTGTATCAGCCACGACCGAATCGGCCTAACGACGTTATACGATGCGCTCAGCCAGGGTGCAAAGGCGTTCAAAAAGGAGCCGCGCTTAATCTCGTTGAGCAAAGTGTACTGGGCGGTTTAAGCGCAATGGCGAAACGGATTGCTGCACTTACCGAAACTAATAAACCGGACAGCACCGATGACACTCCGTATAAAAAGTTGCTTATAGATAAAAAGCAAACGGAAGTCGACGAACTGCTGACGCAGAAAAGCAAGTTGCACGATTTACTAGAGCGTGGCATCTACGATATAGATACGTTTATGGAACGTCAAACTAACCTAGCCGAGCGCATAAACGGTCTGCAAGAAGAAATTCGAGGTTTTACTGACGAGATTCAAAAGGAGGAAATGCGCAAGTCTAACGTGGACGACTTTCTGCCGCAATTAAAATCGGTGCTTGACGCATACCACAGCGCAGACATTCAGAGAAAAAATGCACTATTGAAAACGGTGTTGGATAAAGCGACCTACCTCCGAAAAAAAGAATGGACGAAGCCAGACGACTTTGAGGTACGGCTATATCCGCGAATTTAAGAAGGCCGGAAA